CTCCTACGGAGCAGTCGTAGGACACTTCAGACACTACCCTCACCTTCACACTCGCTTCGCTCGTGTGATTGGCTCCTGCGGAGCCAATACTCGGTTTTGTTTTTTAGAGACATTTTTGAAAAATCGCTGGGAAGGGTTCCCAGAGAAAACAAGAGAGGGATCCCCAGCAAACCCCGAAAAGGAGTGGTTCGCAAAAAAAGTTCAAAAAAAAATGTAAAAAAATGCTTCGGTGGGATCGTTAAGGGTGAAAGGGAGGGTATCTTATGCTGAATTTGAAGACCGTGACATTTCGTAAGTTCGAGCCACAATTGGGGTTTACGACTCCTGTGAACAAGAAAAAGATCTCGCACCTGTTTGGCGAGATCGATGATTCCGTGACCTACACGTCCTTCCTGCTGGAGGTTTGTGAGACGATCAAAGCAAAGCCCAAGCACGGCAAGACCTACCCAGAAATCCTAAAAAACATTCGGGAGCGAGTTGAGGCTATCGGCCCCCAGAACATTTCCAGAGAAAAATTTGCTGATTCGATTGAGTTTTTTGAAGCCTATTCCAGGGCGATTGGGATAATGCTCAGATACAAATCCGAGACAAATTGGGAATTCCCGTTTATGAATTTTATGCGGAATACGTCGCATATGACGGTTCTTGAATTCGTTCTCAGGTTTGACAAAACGGAGTATCCGCTGATTGCGGATTGGGAAGAATTTGTGGTGGCTCTCCCGAATTTTTTGGCACGTCAGGGAGAGAGAAAAGGGCTTGTGAAATTCGCAAGCTATTTTCATTTCGTGAAATCAAGTGACCTTGCGAAGTGGTATCGGGCGACGAAAGGTTACGCAACCAAAACCGTAGACTACACGAATTTTCGAGAGATGTATTGCGAGGAAGTCCGTGGGTATGACGACGAAAGATTGGGTGAAGAATGCAGACTCGGAGGATGGGGAAGAGAAATTCTGGAGCAGGAATTCGCAAGGCGCAAGAGGCAAGAAAAGATGGCGGTGATGGCCTGACGGAAGATTTGATTTACACGATGAATCAGCTTTATCTCTACGCAAAAGTATGCCACGACAGGCCAGCCGACTACAAAGAGGTCATCGACAAACTCCGCAAAAAGCATTCGATTCTTGCAGCACGAATCACGGGTGTGCTGTGACATTTAAGCTCACGGAATCGGAGACAATCCTCGAAGACGACTGCAATGTATTTCCACTTTACACTTACATCGCCGACGGAAAACTTATTCGTTCTGATATCAGGGGTGAGGTTTGGCAGCTCAAGCGATTGCTTGGCGCAAAAGAGATTCGCAGGTACGAGCATTTTGCACACGAAGGAATTAGGATGGGAGATTTTTTGGAATGATTAAGGTCGTGAGGGAAACCAGGGAAGAGCGGAAGCGAGACAAAAAGCGAAATCGGATTGCGTTGTTAATTGGCGAGAAGAAAATCCGAATCACAAGAGCTGAAGGAAGTCATCTCTTCAACCAGCTCAAAAGGTTTAGGTTCACAGATGAGAACGTGTGAGGTTTGCAAAAACAAATTTCCAGATCGACTGATTTCACCGTTGGTCTACAGTCACGAAGGCAAGATGGTTCAAACTCCAATGTGTCCTTTGTGTGCGCTTGTTACACGCAACAGGATGCACGGAATGCCTGACGATGAGCCCTTCACGGGAACGATGGCTGGCAAGGCGTGGGATGAAGCAAGTGAACTTTGTCCAGGATGGGAATATCCAAATGACTGAAACAGATGTGTGCAGTAAATGTGATCAGGTGAAAAGTACAGAAGATTTTTGCTTGGATCGGAAAAGGGGATACAAGCAGCCGTGTAAGGAATGTAGGAATGAAATAAATCGGGAATGGAAGAAGAGGAATCGGCATCTTCAGCAAGCCTACAAGCGTAAGCACGTCGATAAGGTTCGTCACGGTGGCAATCGTGAATTGGTGATGAAGAGGCAAGGGAATGTTTGTTTGCACTGCGGATTGGGAAGGGATCAGCACAGAATTAAATATGGCAGGGATTTTGCACTGGTTCATTTGGATGGGAAAGGGCGGAACAGCAAGAAACCAAATGTAGGAAAAGATAATTTAATTGGGTTGTGTTTGGATTGCGAAGGAGCGATAACAAAAATTAGTCATTTGTCTGGAGCTCCAATAAAGAGGATGGTGTGAGATGGAAGAACAACCTGATCCAATGTATTTGCAGGTTTTATATTCCGCAGCTCTTAACGAGTTTGAAAAGGATTTATCTGCAGTGATCAATTCTCACAGGGATAAGTTGGCCAATATAGCAGCGGAAGATTTGGGTGAGATGGAAGTGATACAGATGGCTGAAAAAAGAGCGATTACTCTTATGATTTCGTCCCTAATTTTTTCTGCATACGCATTGGGGGGCACCTGGAATACTTGTCGTGTATTGTCCACTAAAGATAAGTTTAAGGTAATTGAATCAATGATTTTGGGCTATACGAGAATGTGGGGCAAAGATAAGAAAATAAAGGAAATTTTTTCACACTTTGGCTGAATTTTTAAGGAGATTTTATGAGCGACGGAATGACAAATCGTAAATTTGCTGCGGAAGATAATCACTTCAAAAAGTGCTGTGAGGCAGCAGGGATTCCTGCGACTCCGAGGCAAGCAGGTAAATTCAAACGCAAGGCTGGCAGGGCTTACAAAGACGGGCTCCCTGAAGTCAGGCGACAAAAAAGGGAGGCTAAAAATGGGATTAACGATTAAATACAGAAAAGATATTTATCCAGAGGCTGGCGGATCATTTTGTCCGATAGCTATTTGTGATATTTGTGGGGAGAATATTTTGGGTATTGAGAAAGCAAATGTTGAATTCGATGCCAAGTGTCTCAGTGGATTTGAAGTTGTTCACAAGAAATGTAGTTTCAAATTATTAAAAGTGGATCGAAACAACTGGATGCCATTAGAAGATTTCCTGAAAAATCTCACCCACAACATCAATACTCCAGAGAAAGTAGAGGCTAAGAATGATTGATACAAAAGCAATTAAGAAAATCATCGCATCGGTATTCGGATTTGCTTGTGCAGCATTTCTGATTTCGATTTGGTGGGTCAAGCCCGTTGTAGAAGAGGTTTGGTTTATCGTTCCGATCTTCGGGCTCTTCAGAATGATCGGCGGAACCTGGTGGAAGTTCATCGGGAGATTCATACCGCCAGTCATTGCAGCAGCAGCGTTCTATTTCTTTGTGGGGTGGAGTTGGTGGATCCTGGCAATAGTTGGAGCCTATATGATCCTGAAGACGCTGCCATTCACGCTGATAGGGGACTCAGTGCACGATTCCTGGCTCAATTGGGTCTGGATATGGGTGCTGGGCTACTTGAACGGAATTGCCTGTATTACGATGGGTATTCCGATGGGGATGATTATGACAGCGGTTTTGATCTCGTTAGTGCCGTGTGTTGTTTACGGGATTACGGGGACGCTTAGTAATTTACCCAAAACAAGAAATTGGTTCGTATGGAAGCTGGTGGAGTTCTGTTTTGGTGCGTCATCTGCGGTTCCGATAGCAATGCTGATCCAGAGGGCTGGTGTTTAATGGGTTTAGCTGATAGGCAAGCATATCAGAGTTTATACGGGGATTTGGTTCACGTTGTCCCGTTCTACAAGAATCACGGGTGGAATTTCCTGAGTCTTGTCGGACGGGACGGTGAACTGGAATTCTATGTGGATGGGAAAAGGTGTCTACGGCCACCGAAGGACTTCACTCTTTCTGTTTGGGTGAATGGTTTAAAACTTAGTTGATTGAGAATTGAAATTCAAAAAGGATGGTGAAGAAGATGGCATACGTTACAGTACCTTTGTTGAGAGGTTTCACTGAAATCAAGGAGCTGTATGAAGCAGTTACAGCTAGAGAAGGAATCATTTGCGGTGGCTATGCAAGATATTGTGCATCGCAAAACAGCAAGCCAGTTACGGCAGGGGACATCGATGTTTTCCCTTTGAAGGTAGAAGCATATGAAGGATTGAAAGAATACTTTGTTTCGGAAGGTTTTGAGATTAAGCATGAGAACGATATCTCATTGACCCTTAAGAAGCATGAAGCAATCAAGTGGCTGGCTTGTCCCCCAGTTCAGCTCATCAAACCCACCCAAGAAGGCAGAGTCGTAACCCTCGGAGAAATGTCGCTTATCCTGGACAATTTTGATTTCTCAATCGTGAGGGCTGGGATTCAGTCTCCAACCGAATGTCTTGTGGATGAAGATTTCATCGAGGATGAGAAGCAGAAAATTCTTCGATTGAAAAACATCCACTGTCCAATCAGTTCGACTTATCGAGTCATCAAATACATCGGTAAGGGATATTGGGCGAAGCCCAGGCAGGTGCTTGAGCTTTTCATCGACTGGCAGGAACGGGATGACGAATACAGGGTTAAAATAATCGAGCTCTTCAAGAAGGGTGAAGGTTTCGATGCAGATGCTCCAGAGGGTCAGAAGGGTGGACTCTCGAAGGAAGAGATTAACGAACTTGAAGCATTGATGCGGATTGACTGATGCGAGTTTGTGCAAGGTGTAAGCATTTGTTTTTAATTGGGGTGGAATGCCCTAAGTGTCAATTTGGATCCTACAAGGCTCTTTGGGTTTATGATGGGTTTTGGGGATTGTTAAGGAGGATGTTCTGGGGGGGTGGATGAGTAGGAAAATTTGGGTGACTTCAGATTGGCATCTGGGGCACAAGAAAATCATCAAGTATTGCAGCCGTCCTTTCGATAGCGTGGAGGCGATGGACAAGGCTATTCTGGATAACTTCAGGGCAGTTGTTGGCAAGGATGACTTGGTTTATTTTCTGGGTGACTTTTGCTTTTACAAGAACCCAGAGCATTATCTTGTCGATCTTCCAGGAGAATTTATCTGGGTGATTGGCAATCACGATAGACAGACGTTTTTTAAGCACAGACCGCAAACAGTGAGTATTGAGTATGGCGGTATGAGAATCAGGCTTGGTCACGATCCCTTGTATGCGTCGATGGAACATCCATTGAATTTGTGTGGGCATATTCACGAGCGATGGCAGGTTCGGTTGAAGACACGCCTGGATGTCAAAACAACAATCGTAAACGTCGGGGTGGATGTGTGGGATTTCCAGCCTGTCCTGCTCGACACAGTTCTTACACTGGTAGCAAGAGGGGCGATATGATGCTTGAAGCGATAGCGGTACTTCATCCAGCAGCGCAGGTTTTTGTAATCATTGGGGTCACGCTTGTAGCCCTGGCGTTTCTTGTAGCCCTGGCGTTTATTGTTTTTGTGATGGCGAGAATGTTATGAGCGAGCAGTATTACGTCGAGAATATTGAGCGTGGGGTTGTCGGGAATTGTCTTCTTTGGTGGAGAACCGACAGCAACGGATACACCTGCGATCTCAAAGATGCTAAGAAATTTTCACAGAACAAAGCCTTTTCTTTATGCAATGGTGCATTAAAGAAATATAGACCGTGGAAGGTATCTGAGATCGACAAGATTATTTGTCATCACGTTGATATTCAGGCCACTCACAAAATTGAACAAATTCAACTCAAGAGTTTTTATGAGTGAAGGAGCAATCTGATGAATGAAAAAGAGATAACAATACTGCAGACGAAGGAACACATCGGTGAGGTTCGCAAGGAACTTCTGGGAGTCATTAACAACATAGCTGATCGGGCAGAGAAACACGACGCATCGAAGATGTCGGATATCGAGGTCGATACCTTCGTGGAATTCACTCCGAAGCTGAAGGGCAGCACTTATGGGTCGGAGGAATACAAAGGGTTCCTGGCGCAGATGAAGCCAGCCCTGGATCACCATTACGCCAACAATTCACATCATCCAGAATTCAGTTCTAACGGCATCCTGGGGATGAGTTTGTTTGACCTGATTGAGATGATTTGCGACTGGAGAGCAGCCACCAGGAGACACGCTGATGGGGACATCCTGAAGTCCATTGAAATCAACCAGAAGCGGTTTGGGTATGGCAATGAACTCAAGAGGATTTTCCTTAATACAGTCAAGGAAATGATTCTTTCTGAGGAGGGATAAATGCAAGTCATAACATTGCGTGGTGAAGATTGGGAATGTGGTAGGGATTTTTTACGAACAAAACTTCGGAGGCCGATCAAAAGCAAGAAGGGGAATTTTTCCTTTAGCATCTCTGATCAGGCTAAAGCATATCTCAGCAAAGCAGTTCGTATTGAGATCGTGATGGAGGGGAAGGTTTATACCATCACAAAAGATATGCAGCCGTTTCAGACGGAGGTTGTTCCATCGAAGTTCCCAGGGGCCAATCCGTGGCATCGCTATTGGTATTATGTCAACGAAGAGTCTGGGAAGGAGTTTGTTGGGCAGCAATCCCAGGAGGAATATGCTGTTCCGCATAATCCTAGAGGAAACGAAGACGGGCTGGATTAAAAATAAAATGTAAAAAAACGGGTAGGTGGGATCGTTATAGTGAAGAAGGAGTAAAAAAAGGAGGATGGATAAGATGAATGCAAAGCTAGAGGGTTTGGCAAGATTGTTGAAAACGAAGGTGGAAAAGGTCTCTGACGAAGCCAAATACAAGTCGTATGTTGGCGACGACAAGATTCTTCTTAATGTCACCAAAAAGGGCGTTAAGGTATCGATATCCGAGAAGGCGAAGCGACCCAAAAGAAGGGTTAGTCCCTTAACCGAAGAAGAGAAGAAGAATATCCGAGAGGTTAAGAAAGCACTCAAGGGTAGTCTCGATTTGATGAATTTGGTGATATTGCTCATCAGGGTCAAAGAAGAAGCTAACAAGCTCAACTTCAAAGCTCTTCCGCAGGATAAGAAGGACATCGTTCAAAAAGCAGTGTTTGGCATCCGAGACGCTGGCCTTTTCCAGAAAGTCTTGGAGGACAAGCGATGAAAAGTAAGCAACTTCAAAAAAGGAAAAACGGTTCCGTCGTGAAGAGGACAAGTGAGGCGGAGCTGTTGCTGGATACGATGGAGAGTGGAGGTATTCTTTCCATGAGCGTTTTGGCCGAAGAGATGGATATTCCGAGAGACAAGGTTCGGAAGGCCATCGCACAAGCTAGGGAGAATTTCCGTAACGGCGTTGAGGGATTCGATAGATGGATCTACACAACGAAGGGCGGATACACCCTGGAAGAGAAAGCGGAACACGCAGCCTATGAAACACGGATGCGTTTCTCGATGGGGTTTGGAGTCATTGCGAACGGACAGCACGTTTACAAGGCTCTTAGGAAATTGAATTTCAAGATGTTTGAGGGGATGAAGCTCGAATTCAAACCCAAGATGCTGGTCGTAGATTCATTTAGAAAAAAATAGGATGGAAGGAAGGAGGACAAAGAAGATGGCGAAGAGATTACTGAAGTTTGCTCCGCTGACACCAGCGGAAGTAGCTTGGTCGAAGAAGGTGATTCAGGATCACGGTGGCAGACCGACTCTCAGACAGATTGAAGATGAAAATATGACGAAGTATTGTCTTGAGAAGTTTGGTCGCAAGTGTGGGCCTTCTGCGTTGTATCAGCGGTTTCACAAAATGACTTCCGATATGGGAATTCAGACTTCATCTCCGAAAGGACAGCATAAGACGGAGAAGATTCTTGAGAAATCGAATTATCTTGTTTACATCAAGAATGGCGGAGTCAAGGGATTCGAGACCGAGGAAGAGGTCAGGAGCTTTATTCAAGCTAGTCTGATTCTTGGAAGCATTACCGTATTCAAGAAAGTCAATGTGGCGATTGACTATAAGATTTCGTTCAAATAATGAAAAAGAAGAAGCGGAGACGGCGGTACTTTGGGTACTGCCGTCTTCACGACTTCGATGTTGAGCGGAGGGTTCTTGAAAGGAATGGGTGCTTCGATAACGGGTGCCAGCATTTTGAGCAGAACAGCGATCAGTATCGAAGATTAACGGGAAGGGAGAGATTGTGGAACGTGGGGAAGGGATGAATTTTGAAAGCGTTCCTGTTTTGACTGGTGTTCAGCCTGATCATTACGACTCGCATTTACATAATTTTGAAGCACGGTACGACGAGAAGTTATTTCAAAAGCTATTGACGGCTGCAGATCAGATAATTAACGACAAGTTTGAGCAGCGATATTTATTCTTGTGTGGATCACCAGGTAGTGGGAAAACCCATTTTCTGGTTGGTTTATTTAGGGCACGGGTGGCGAAGGATAAAGGGGTGATGGGCTCCAACTTTGCCGTTTATATTCAATTCCTTTCCCTCATCACCGAAATCATCGAAGGCTTTCAGCAGACGCACTCTACGAGGATTGGTCTGCTTCCGTACCTTACTCCGAGATTTCTTTTTATGGATGACATTAGCAAGAGCGAGAAGATTGTTGATCCCGTGAAGATGGAGTTTCAGGTTCTGAAGGATATTCTTCTGGATCGATTTGAAAACAAAAGGGTTCTCGTTTCTACGACTAATTTTTCTTCCTCTGAATTGAAGCGGATGATTCGCTCTGCTTTTGGGGAGTATGTGGCATCTCGAATTGAATCAACTGGAGATTTTATTGATTTTCCCAAACAGGATTTTCGGCGCAGCAAATGATAAAGAAGATTTTTGCGAAGATAGTTGGCTCTACGGGTTTCTACATCGAAGTCAGAAATTTGATGGAGAAGAAGGCTCTTGAGAAAATCGATAGAAACATCCTGGGATTGATAGGTGGCTTCTTCGGGGAATATTCAAGGGTTCCGAAGCGTGAGGAATTACTTTTATATTTTGACAGGCTCTCTGAGGATGAGCAGAAGTATATTGCGGATTACAAAAAGTTCGTCAACGAGATCTACGGAGCTCCCCAGAATGATATTGATCCCGAAGTTTTAAAGAATTTCCTGGGGGAAGACATAGCGAAGGGTGAAATCAAGAAAGGGATCGTTGATATTGCGGAGTCCTTCGATACCCAGGATTCAAAGAAGCTCGTTGGGAAGTTGAAGGATCTTCTTTTTACTTCCCTGAATGCAGGAGATGTTTCTCAGTTCAAATCGGTGGATGCAGAGAATGCCGAAGAGAATGTTTATTTTGTCAGGCATCGATTTACGGAGAAGGTTCCGACGAGGATTTCAGGGCTGGATCAGATGCTGTTCGGTGGTGTCGGTATCAAGGAGCTGACCTGTGTGGTTGCTCCGTCAGGTAGAGGAAAGACGGCATTCCTGATCAATATGATGTATGGGTTTTTGGCACAGGGTGCCGACGTGCTTTATCTTTCAATGGAGATGTCCATTCAGGATATTCTCCGCAGGCTTTATCGTAGGATTCTTTACAAAAACAAAGATTACCTGACGGAGAGGAATGAGAAAGAAATTATTCGATGGGTTGGAAAATTCTTTTCACTGCATAAATCCAGGGCGAAGGTGCTTTATACGCCTGCAAACACTTGCAGCGTGGACGATCTCAGGGGTGAATTGTTGAGGATGGAGATCAGTGAGGGATTTGTTCCGAGGGTGATTATCGTTGACCATTTGGATCTGATGATAAGCAGGAAGAAGTCGATTAGAACTCAGGAGGGATTTTCATATTGGCGTTTGATTGTGGATGATCTCCGAGAGATTCCGATGCAGATGTCGATTCCGATTGTGACCGCAACTCAGTCCAACAGAAAGTCATCGAAGAAGGTGCTGGTCGGGGCTGAGGATATCGGGGAATCATTCGGTAAGGTTCAATCCAGTGACGTGGTTCTTTCTCTGAATCAGACACCTGATGAATTGGATGCGAAGAGGATGCGGATTGCTATCGTAAAGAATCGTGATTATTACAAGGGTGCTGAGGTTGAGCTCTTCTGTGACTTGGATCTGATGACTCTTTGTGATCTGACCTTTGCACAGAAGAACGGCTGGATCAAATGAGTAGGGAACAGATCATCCAGAAGCTGGCTGATGAATTGGGATCCTACAAGGAGGAGAGGAATGAGGTTGTTTTCAGGACTTGCCCGTACTGCAAGAATGATCGGTGGAATTTTGGAGTCAATCTTGACAAAGGTATGTTTCACGATTGGGCTTGTGATATTGGTGGCAGCGTTGTTCGTCTTTTTCGTGACCTTAATCTTAATTTCGATTTTGATATTCGTTTCAGCAAGTCTGCACCAGTGGATGAGGAGCCTGGGGTTCTTCCCACCCCAGAGGGACTTATGGAAATCAAGGACTCGAAGAATAAAGAGATTATCTTGAAATATCTTTCCACTCGCAGGATTACTGAAGCTGATGTGGATCGATACAACATTAAGTGGTGGGAGCCAAAGAAACGAATTCTTTTCCCATTTTATGATCTCGCAGGAAAGCTGATTTTTTGGAATGCGAGAGGGATTTTCAAGGGAGTGAAGCCGAAGTATCTTCACGCAGCAGTGCCGAAGTCGAATAAGATTTTAAAGTATGACGGAGATACCAGTCGAGTTTGGATTGTTGAAGGTGTCTTTGATGGAATTACAGTGAATAAGGATACTGGGAATATGGTGATAATGTTGATGGGCAGTAGTCTTTCGGATGGGATGATGGCTTATTTAAGGACGATGAAGTATTCAGTGAAGCTGTGCCTGGATAGTGATATGGCAAAGAAGCAGGTGAAATTTGAAACACAACTGAAAGAGATTCTGGGGGAAGATAAGGTGAGCTCTTTATTCATTGGAGATGGGGATGTTGCTTCTTGTGGGGTTATTGGTGATGTCGGATTGCTTGGCTACGTCAAGGGGAGGATGAGACGATGAAGATAATTATTTATCCGTCATTTTTTGAGGTTGTCTATGACAACTTTTATCAAAGAACGGAGCTTAGGAAGATGCTTACGATTGATGTTCCTGGGGCGAGATATACGCATTTATTCAAGTCGAAGAAGTGGGATGGGAAGAAATGTTTTATGGGATGGAAGAATGGTGTGATTCCTAACGGAATGGTTCCGATTGGATTCTTGAGTCGGGCGATGAAGCTCTTTAATCTCAATGACAAAGACCTTGATGACAGACGCAGGATCAATTCGATTAAGTTTGAGATGCCGACATTGATTGGGCTGAAGCTCAGGGATTATCAGAAGGAAGCAATTTTTTCTGGATTTGAGAATAAGAATTGCTTGATTCAGGCAGCAACGAATGCAGGGAAGTCTGCGATTATTTCGGGTCTCTGCAAAATCCTGAAGGACGAGAAGGTTCTTATTTTGATCCACAGGAAAGAGATCCTAGTCCAGCTTCGGGAGATGGTGATGGATCAGACGGGGATGAATGTCGGAACCGTTACCTCAGATTATTGTGACATCGATCCAAAGATTAACATCGCAATGATTCTCACGCTGGTCAACAGGCTAGACACCGATGATGAGATTACTGAGATGTTTGATTCGAGCAATGCCGTGATGATCGACGAAGCTCATCATGGGCAGTCGGAATCATTTCAGAAGGTTCTCAGAAGAAGTAAGGCCACTTATCGGTATGGATTCTCTGGGACGATTCAGGAAGAGAGTTCGTATGATGGCTGGCAGACCAGGATGTATATCGGTGATGTCGTTTTTAATATCTCCAACAAGGAGCTGATTGAGCAGGGGATCTCTGCGGAGCCCAGCATTTTCGTCCATAGGATTACGCATCACATCAATTATGCAGCACTGGTTGAAGAGGTCAAAGCTAGGTTCATCAAGGAAGGTAAGCTCCAGAAAGATGAGGAGCCAGACTGGAGGATGAGGCAAGAGCTTTATAAGCCTGTTTATCAGATGGTGATCCGAAGCAATATCATTAACAACAAAGAGAGGAACGGGATCGTTGTCCAGGAAGTATGTGGAGAATATAAAGACAAGCAATGCCTTATCGTGATCGATTACCTGGATCACGGGAGAATTCTTTATGATCTTTTGTGGGAGAAGGAGAAGAATAATGTTGCCTTCATCCACGGGGATAGCGAGACCAGGGAAGGAAGCCTGGACAGGTTCAGGAATGGCAAGCTCAGGGTTTTGATTTCGACCAACATTATTGATGAGGGTATCGACATCAACAGAATTCAGATGCTGTTTCTGGTAGGAGGAAAGAAGAGCAGGAGACAAATTCTTCAAAGGATCGGTCGTGGACTCAGAAAGAAAGACGGCGAGAACGTCGTTCATATTTTAGATTTCTATGATTCCGACGGGAAGTATTTGGAGAAGCACAGCAGAGAACGATTGAAAATCTACAAAAAGGAAGGATTTTCAATCGAAGTTATTTAACTAAAGGAGGATGTTATGACTGATGAAAAAGAACCGTCGGGGATGCAGCCTAAAGAAGAGAGGGTGATTCCACCGAGACAGGCTGGTGGCCCATTCGTTATCGTTCTTGACGAGGGACACGAGTATGAGATTGAATGTGGTGTGAAGGAACGGCAGCGGATTAAGTTCCAGAAAGGCCCGACTAAGGAATGTGGAGTAAATGGGGTACAATGTGACGAGGTTCTTCGTATTTTGATTGACCGAATCGTATTCCTAAACGACATTCAGGAGAACGGGAAATATCGGAACCGTTACAATTCAATCACAATCACGAAGCTAGAGGAAGCGTTATGGGCGATGGAGGAGAGAACAAAAAAGAGACTGGCACGGAAAATCGAAGGGACAAGTTTACCCTAAACGTCCCTTCTTCGGAAATGTTGGCTCTTATATGGAACGGGATGTTTTTATCTTTTTCCGTAGCATTCGTTGTCTCCCTGTCCTTTAAATATTTGGGGCAGGTAGGTGGCTTTGCAGTTTGTTTTGTTTTCTTTGGATTGTTCCTGGCTGTGAACATTACAATGACGCTTAGGAAGATTGATAATGTTGGGAACAACATGGTTCAGTCTTTCGGTAGCGTTATGAGGAATCACCAGGCGGTGATTTTTAGACAGAGACAGGAGCTGGATTATATGCGTGAAAAAATCGAAGAGTTTATTGATGAAGAAGATTGGAAAAGCGGAGGAATATATGGAGATGAAGAAGACGATGAAACTGAAGGTGTTGAGGAATAAGGTTCTTGTGAGGCCGTGTGATCCTGCTGGGGAAACAGTGGGTGGAATTGTGATCCCCTCAGTGATGCAACAGCGTCAAGACAGAGGGGAAGTGCTGGTTATTGGAACAGGTTGGAAAGCGAAGGATGGACGGCAGATCTATTCTTCCGCAAAAGTTGGAGAGATCGTTTTGTATCTCAGGGAAGCAGGAACTCCGATTATTATAGATGGGGAGGAACTCCTGGTTCTTACTGAAGATGATCTCTTAGGGGTGGAGAAATTCGATGCTGCAGTTAAATTCTAAACTCGAATCCATCATTAAAGAAAGTCCACTTTACGAGCCCGATAAGAAGATTGTATTTTATCGTGGCGATGAAAATCCAGAGTTCTTGATTGTCGGTGGAGTCCCGAATAAAGAAGCGAACGAGATTGGGAAACCGTTTATTGGAGAGTCTGGAGATATTCTTAATGAGTGGCTGTTCAGTAAAAATATTACTTCATTCGGAGTTGTCAATGTCTGCCCATTGATTCCGTTTCCACCGAATGGGGAGATCCGAAAGCCTACTGAGGAAGAGCTGGATTATTTCAACTTCCTCACGGACTGGGTTATCGAAAAAGTAAAACCGAAGTTTATAATTACGCTGGGGGATGGTGCTTGTTACGGAGTCCTGGGGAAGAAAGCTAAAGACGCATTCCTCAGACCATTCAAGTTCCAGGGTATTCCAACCACATCGATTTACCATCCAAGATTTTATTCAGAGAAGAACGAACTCGACAGAGGAATCGATGATTTCTCTCAGGCAGTTGAGATCCTCAGAGAGACCGCAGAGCAGCAGCCAGAGATCCGAATGAATTTTGAGGCTGAGGTGGTAGAGCAAGAGGAGCCTGTGGAGATTAAGAAGAAGCAGAGATACTTCCCTCTTCATATGCACACGGAGTATTCCATCGGTGATGGAGCGAATCGAACGAAAGAATTAGCGAAGGTGCTCTCAGAGAAAGGGTTCCTGGGAGCAGGGGTCAGTGATCACGGCCATTTGAATGGAACATTTTATTTCCAGAAGGATCTGGAGGAGCTGAAGCTGAAGTCACTGCTGGGTGTTGAGATGTATATCTACGATGCCGAGGAGTTTCCTAAGAAAGAGAAGAAGGAGAAGCGAGGGGACGAGGACAAAGAGGTTGCCGAGGAAGAGAAGAAGGAAAAGTTTCATCGGCATCACATTACGATTTACGCCAAGAATCAGACTGGCTGGAAGAACTTGCTTGAGCTGATGTGGATTGCCAGCACTGAAGGATTTTATTATAAGCCGAGAATTCTTTTGAAGCACTTGCTTGAGAGGAAGGAAGGGCTGTTGATTCTGTCTGGATGTATGGATGGGTTCTTGATGCACCACGTCTTAAAGTCTGAGATGGGGAAGGCAACGCAATATGCCCAGCTTTTTCAGATGGAATTTGGGGAAGATTATTACGTTGAGATGATGCCTCATCACGTTATTCCAGGGTTCAAGGAGTCGCAGAAGATCGTTTATCAGATTGCCAAGAACCTGGGGATTCCTGTGACTGTTTCATTGGATTGTCACTATTCCTGCGAGAACGATCAGAAGATTCACAACGCAGTGCTTGCCATCAACAAGCGTAAGAAGATCAATGATGCGAAGGTCGGGTATACGGGCAACACCTATTACCTGATGGAGGATCATCTTCTTTCCGCAATTATGCAGAAGATGGGATTTCAAAACGATGAGGTCGAGGAGATGTTTGAGAACTCTCTTGCGATTGCGGATAAGTGCACGTTCAGGATCGAGAGGTTCAAGTCCTCAGACACGATGCCGTACTTCAAAAACTCCAAAGAGACATTTCAGAATCTCGTAATGAGTGAGTTTGAAAAACGTCCTTTTAAAAGTGATCCACGGTATTCCAATCGGTTAGCAATGGAGATGGAGCGGATGCTTTCAAGAGGATACGACGCATACTTCTTGATGGTGTATGACATTATTAAAACAGCCAAAGAACTGGGTGTGATGTATGGGCCTGGTCGAGGATCAGTCGGTGGATCGCTTGTGGCATTTTTGCTTGGGTTTCATAAAGCAGATCCAATCGAGCACGATTTATTGTTTGATCGATTCATTTCAGAGGATCGTAAGGATCTTCCAGATATCGATATGGACTTCCAGGACAGCGGAAGAGACAAGTTGATCAAGAAGCTGATCGAGAAGTACGGTGAGGATCGGGTATGTGGGATCATTGCCTTCACCAAACTTCACGGCAAAGGAACGATTCGGGATATCGGCAGGATTTATGATGTGGATCGAGGATCCATTGAACGAGTCGCTGGTCTCATTGTTCCGAAGCTGGCAGGTGAGGATCGAAACGAATTGACTCTTTCAGACGCATTCGAGGGGTTTGAGCAGGGGCAGCAATTCAAACTGAGATATCCAGAAGCTGCGGAAGTCTGTGTTGGGATTGAGGGGCGCATCCGAACCAATACACGACACGCTGCAGGAGTCATCATCACACGAGATCCAATCAGAAAATATGTTCCAGTTTATCGGGTGAATGGTGAGATCGTGACAGGCTGGGAGAAGAGAGCCCTTGAAGAGATCGGGATTGTGAAGTTGGATGTCCTGGGTCTGAAGTCTTTGGATATTGTTTCCCGATGCCTTGCAATGACGGGTGAGAAGATCCCAGAGAAATGGAATGATGAAAAAGTTTTTGAGCAGATTTTTAGGAACGGGAATACCTCTGGGGTGTTCCAGTTTGAGTCCAGCGGTCTCTCGAAATATGTCGGGGATCTCGATTGCACAGACTTCAAAACTTTGGTGGATGCTTCGGCGTTGTTTCGTCCAGGCCCACTTCGTTCAGGTCTTGCAGCGACATATCAGCAGAGGAAGATCGGCATCCAGGACATTGGATACCTGCATCCAGCGGTTGAGGAGATCACGAAGAATACCTTTGGTGTGATCGTGTATCAGGAACAGGTGATGCAGCTCTTCAACAAGATCGGTGGGTTTTCCTGGGCGGTGTGTGAGAAGCTCAGGAAAGCCATCTCGAAGTCGATGGGTGAATCTATTTTTGCGGAGATGAGGCAGGAGTTTGTGGCACACGCAACAGAGACCCTGGGGATGAGTCAGGAACTTGCTGATGATACCTTTGACAAGACAACTCGTTTCGGATGCTTGACTGGAGATGTGGTTCTTTATAGGGCTTCTGCTAATCAACACAAAAGGAAGGAGATTTTGCTCAAAGATGCGTTTGAATATCAGGAAGCTCACAATTTTAAGATGAGAGGGCTTAGTGTTCATTCGATGTCTGAGGATGGATTTGTTAGAAACAATAAAATAAAAAGAATCTGGAAGACAGGTCGGAAAGAAGTGTTTTTTATTAGGACAGATTTTAATAAATGGATAAGAGCATCTGCGGATCATCGTTTTTTGGTGGATGGAGAGTGGACGATGGTTAAAGATATGTCGGTTGGAAATTGGATAAGAACATCTAATCTTGTAAAACCATCTAAATTTTACGGAGAAGGATTTGGATCTGGGTCTCACAATCAACCTTCTCCCAGATTTAAGAAGGGAGTTGGATTTACGAATGAAGAGATTTTTCAAAAGAAAAAACTTGTTAGAAAATATCTTGGGAAATGTCAACTTTGTGGCTCAGATAAGTTTATTGAATTGCATCATATTGATGAAAGTCACTTAGATAATTCTGATGAGAATACGATGCTTCTTTGTAGGAAGTGTCATAGGATTCAGTCTAAAAACAATCCCTGGGTGATTGGATATCCGACTCAGAACGAAAGAATTGCAGAGATCAAGGCGGTAGGTCTGAGGGAGACTTACGATGTAGAAATGCTTGATGAGCCTAGAAATTTTATTGCAAATGGTTTCGTCTCTCACAACTCCTACGGGTTCAACAAGGCTCATTCCTGCACTTATTCCATCCTGTCCTACACGATGGCTTGGATCAAAACTTACCATCCAGAGGTCTTTTTTAGCGTCCTTCTGGACAGGGAAGGAGACCCAGAGCAAGCCAGGGTTTATGTGGCAAATGCACGGGAAATGGGGGTCAATGTGGTTCCGCCTGATGTGAATCACTCAAAAGCAGGCTACAACGTGGATGTAGGGGCTAAAACGATCTTCTGTGGGCTTAAATCAGTAAAAGGGATCGGAGATGCAGCCGTGACCAAGATCATCGCTGGGAGGCCGTATCAGACGCTCCAGGACATCCTTAAAGCGGTAAATAAGGGGGTGATTAAGGTTCTTGTCCAGGCTGGGGCGATGGATGAGTTCATTCCATCTCGGAAGTGGGCGATAGAGAATATCGATGAAATCTGCAAATTAAAGGCAAAATTAACGGAAATTCCGCAAAAATCGCCTGAATATACCCCAAAAGAGCTCGCTTTAATGCAAAACGAGGTTTTGGATTTTTATGCAGAAAAGCACATTTCGACCTATTTTAAGGATCCGTTTGGGAAGAAGCCGATGTATCAGAAGATCAATGATCTGACGTTTGCTGGGTATAGCAATGAGGTCTGGATTAAGGGTGCCGTGTCATCGATTACGTTCAAGCAGGAGGGTCTGGAGGACAGGGAACCGCTATTTGTGGAGGGGTTGCTTGAGCGGAAATACGCCTATATGGACGTTTATGACGAGGGTGGAGGACACATCCACGTTCAGGTTCCGCCAGAGATGTGTACTTTTTACAAGAGGCTTCTGGAGAAGAAGAAGTTTCCCTGCATTCTTAAAGGCCACACGGTGCCAGACATCCAGAAGCTCTATTTGGATGGCATTATTGACCTTGAAGATCCCGATAAAACCAATCCTATCTTCGAGTATGTCAGCGGTGAGTCGACCAGGAAATGCAGGGTGATTGCTCAGAAACTGAAGACGGCAGATAGATGGGGTAATTATGTCGGGGTGTTGACGAGTGCTGCGTATCGGGTTAAGGATGGTCAGGCTTTTGTGAGGATGGTTTTCCGTGATGGCAAGTCCTTTTATACCAGGGACTTACAAAAGGGCATCGTTTATGTGCCTGGGATGGTTGTAAAAGCCAGGGTTTCTGGTCGTGGATCTCTGGACGGAATCGAGATTTTCTAAAGAAAAAATGTAAAAAAATGCTTAGGTGGGATCGTTATAGTGGATAGAGGAGGATGAGATGGATAAAGCAGTGGGAGAATTGAAAGAGTCCCTGGGTAAAATTAGGGGTGAGACACGTTCTCTTGAAGCCAAAAGAAAGGAGATCTTTACCGCTAGAGCCAAAGAAATCAAGCCTTTGATGGATCAGATTGATGCTGGCAAGAAGAAGGCATCTGAAATCGTTAAGCAGATTGAAGTCTTGAAGTATGGCGAGGGAGGAAAAGGCGGTAGGCTTAAGCCCAAACCTAAACCCAAAAGAAAGAAGTTCGATAGGAGATTTTGAGATGACAGATATGAATCAGTTCAATGCAGCAGTAGACATCAAAGTAAACGATCTTAAATGGTCGGGCAGGCTTCAGGAAGTAGTTGGGATTAACGTGAGTGATTTGGATGGAGATCTTTCAAATCAGCCAGGGATTGTTTCTTGGTTTGGTGTGGTTCTTGCTGAAGCGATTGCAACCTCTGAGGATCTGAAAGATCAAAAGGAGCGAGTTTATGCTCGTCTTTATCTCAGATACCGAGAGCAGGATGAAATGGCAAAAGTGAAATCAACGGAAGCTAGGATCAATAGTCTTGTTTTGACTGATCCAGATTATATTGGGGTTCAAGAAAAATTCACTGGGATTAGAAAACAGTTGAATACTTTGAAGTCGATCTCCAGTTCTTTGGATCACAGAAGAGATATGTTGATTCAGTTATCAGCCAACATTCGTAAGGAACATTCGTCAGGGGATTACGGATTTGATGGTAAGGAATAGAAAATGATAACGAACAAAGTCGAGCTGAAGGGTAAGTCAAAAGTTTTTAAGCCGTCTAAGCCCGACAAACCTAAGTTTATAAAAACCCCTATTCACGTTGATGAGGTTACTGACATTCAATTAACCAAAATGGCGAAGAGGCACAATGTATCGAAGCAGGAGCTGATTCGCCAAATGATTAAATTCTGCCTGGATTAGGCAGGGAGGAGAACACAATGGGATTAGATGTAAAGAAAGTTAAAGAGAGGATGGACAATAAGGGCAAGGAACGGGGGGATCGCTGGAAGCCAGCAACAGGCGATAACCCAATTCGTGTTCTTCCGCATACGTTGAAGTATTTTACGGACACGGTTGATGATCTCGCCTATTCGTATTTGATTCATTTCAATGTCGGCCCCGAAGGATCGAAGGAAGCTGTGATTTGTCCGAAGACAGCGAATCGAAAGAATCGTTGTCCTGTCTGTGAATTGATCGGGATTTTGAAGAAGGGTGATCCGAGGGATCAATCGCTTGCTTCTGACATTGGCATTCGCAAGAGATATCTCATCAACGTCATCGATCTGAAGAACGAGGAAACCATTGCGAAGGGCATCCAGATTCTTGAATGTGGCCCGAAGATTTACGAGGGAGTTACCCAGTGGTGCAACGAGAAGTGGGGCGATCCTTTGGATCTTGAGACTGGACGTAACTTGTCCATTATCAAGACCATTCCTCCTAGCGGAGATGCAAGCAGGACGGATTACAAGGTCGAGCCTGATCCTGAAAGAACTTCGATTATTGCGAAGCTGCCGAAGAATTGGAAGGAACAGCTTTCCAAAATTGAATCCACGATTCCTGCGATTAAGTCTTATGAAGAGATCAAGGCATCGTTGGAGGGGAATACTGATTACGGGTCTGGGGAACTGGATACCGAAGGCGGAGCGGAAGTTCCTGGGACAGAATCGGTTCCTTCTCAGACTGAAGTAGCGACAGAGGTTGCTGCCAAAGTTGAAGAGAAGCAGAATACTGTTGGAGCTGATGGCAAACCTGAATGCTTCTCCAAGTTGTATTCGAGCCGTAACGAGAAATGTATTGCTTGTCCTGTGAAAGAGGAGTGCAAGGTCGAGTTTTTGAAATAAGCTGCAACGCCGAGGCTGGGCTCACCATCCAAGTCCGTTACTCCATTTCGGACTGAACCCAGCCTCGGCAACTTTATCTAAAGGAGAAATTAAGATGACAAAAGTAAAAATTACAATCGAGATGGAAGACGTTGGTTCCACATCGATAAAGAAATCCAAGAATGTTTTTGAGGATCAAATTGGGGTTGCGATGCCATTGGATTTGAATCTTGAAAAGAAGAATAAGGATCAATTCATTGATTTTGTGAATAATGCTTATCAGCTTTTTCGTGACGCTGGTTTGCCGATAATGTGCATTAGTGATGATTTCGAGGAAGAGGGGAAAGGAGAATAAGATGGCGAAGAAAAGTATTTTTGAAGATTTGACTGATCAATATGATGACGTAAAGCTGGGAACTGGTGCAGAGGTTCCTGCGTGGGTTCATTCTGGAAGTTATGCACTCAACAAAGTGATGTCGGGTGAATATATGAAGGGTTATCCGTGCGGAAGGATCGTGGAATTTTTTGGAGATCCGAGTACGGGGAAGTCTCTTTTGATTTATGCAGCGATGGCGAATTTTCAAAAGCAATATGGTGAACACGCCTATGTGATTCTGGATGACTCCGAAGATGTTTTTACGGAGCACATGGCAAAGATTGTTGGCATTGATGTGGCTCGATTGATTCTTCTCGGAAGTGAAACCGTCGAGGAACATTTCGGGAAAATCTTTTTAGGAATGAAGGGTGAGGAAGATAAGAAGAAAAAGCAGGGATTGATCCCGTACATTCTGGAGAGCGATCCAGAAGCGAAGTTCCTGGTGGCTCTTGATTCCGTTGCGATGCTGTCAACAGTTCACGAACAAAAGGTTGAGTTTGAGCGTGATGATATGTCGAAGGCAAAGAAGCTCCGTGCAGGCATTAGGATGGTTGCGAAGAGAGTTGTTTCTCAATACGACGTTCTCTATTTGATTGCTAATCACGTCATTGCAAATATCGGGGCGTATGGGAATGCGAAGACAACTCCAGGCGGAAAAGCGATTCCTTTTATGAGCTCGGTTCGGTTGGATTTGACTCAGAGCGAGAAAATAAAAGGCAAGGGAACAGAGAGGATTGTTGGCATTAAAACGAAGGCTTTGGCGAAGAAGAATAAGATCGCTGCACCCTTCGGGAAGTGTGTTCTGGACATCATCTTTGACCAGGGGATCGATGAGATGTCAGGGGTGGTGGATTGCCTCGTAGAGGATGGTTTATTAAGGCAAAAGGGAGGCTGGTACGAAGACCCCAAAGGGGCCAAATTTCGGGCTGCAGACCTGAATCTGGAGATCCTCAAGAACCTGATCGTTCAGTAAGATCATTCAGTAAAAAACTTACTGAAAAATAGTGTTGACAGGGGGCTGGGGATGACTATAATGGGGTTGTTTTTAGATGGGTAGCAAACGGAGATTAAGATGGAAGATGGGATGGAAAAATTAGTGAGTGAAAGAAGACAGCCATTATTTCAGTCTGCAACCGCAGGGACTGAGACGATGGCTTTTTGTGTTTATGGATGGACTGCGGAAAACCAAAACAACCCAAATGGAGGGTACTAAGATGGATCTATTCAAAGCGAGCAATCAATGGGCAACAAGACCTGCAGACGAACGTTTTTGGAACCTTGAAGAAATGCACCAAGCGTGTGTGGGCTATAAGAATTCAGCAGTGGAAGCAACGATGGAGCTTACGGATTTAACAGCAAGAGCGGATGGTGGTGAAGTTATTGTGTCTGGCAAAAAGAATATTCCTGCAAGACTCACGAACTGGAGTTTCGGACAGCTTTGTCAGCGTGTCGGTGCGCCTGCTTCGTATCTGCGTCAGCTTCCTGCCTCTCTTGCTGCAACCAACATCAACAACGGTCTGCAAAACACGATCAAAGAAAGTGATTCAAAATTGCTGTTTCACAAAAATGGAAGCCTGATGCTTCGCTCTTTCACATCCGATAAATACAAGCGGATCTGGAATGCAGATATTGTTCAGCGAACGATTGAGCAGCTTCCGAAGGGCTGGGTTGTTCCGCCTGCGAGACCTGCTGGAGTTGCAGGTGAGCGCACTCGGATTGCGACCGAAGCGGATATGCTGAAGCTCCGCAAGAATGGTCTTTCGGTCAACATCGGAGACACGATTTCTCCTGCTGGATTGTATGCCAGCGACCACGATATGTTTATGTTTTTGGTCAATGAGGAGAATCAGGTTGATGATGGAAGTGGTCATGGATTGGGTCGGGGCTTTTTTATGTGGAACTCCGAAGTCGGAGCGTCCAGCTTTGGCTTGATGGTGTTCTTGTACGACACCATTTGTGGCAATCACATCGTGTGGAATGCTCGTGAGGTTCAAGAGCTTCGCATTAAGCACGTTGGTTCCGCTGATGATCGTGCATTTGGTGGTATCAAAATGGAGCTTCTGAAGTATGCGAACGACTCCGTTTCTGAGACCGAAGCCAGAATTAAGGCAGCTCGTTCAATCGAGTTTGGTGGGACGAAGGACGAGGCGATTGATGCAGTGTTCGCCAAGATCCAGAAGGCTCGCCTGCCGATTACCAGGGACAACTTGGAAGATGCTCACGATGCTGCTGAAGTTGCACAGCGTTATGGCTCTCCTCGCTCCTTGTGGGGCTTTGTGAATGGTCTTACGGAAGTCAGCCAGAAAACCAAATTCACGGACTCTCGTGTGATTTTGGATCGGGCTGCAGGTAAGTTAATGACAATGCAGTTCTAAGGCCGAAATGGGGGCTTCACGGCCCCCATAGTACCGTGGATGCGGTGCCTGACGAGGCCGTCAGTAAAATGGAGGAAACTAAGATGGATAAAATTCAAGGGTTTTCAAGACACATAGATGTTTTCACCACGGAGTTTTTTCAGAAGTTCCACCGCCGTATTTCTCACGCAGGCTATCAGTATTGCGTTGAGTGTGGCAGGGCGTTCTACCCCTGCAATCAATGCGAATGTAACGTCTGTGGTGGCAATGTGGAAGAGATGATCACCGTTCCTGAGAAGAAAGAATATTACACCTGGGAGTAAGAGATGGATGCAAAGATTTGTGAGGCGATGGATAAGATGGATGAGGAGAAGCGCAAGGCGATGCTGGAGAACGTGAATAGTCTCCAGGGGAATCTTGCGGAGCAGAATAAGACTATGCGTCAGCTTATGGCGTGGTGTCAGGAGAAGATTCGTAGGAACCATAAGCTGTCCCTCGATCTCAGGAGGAAGTTCGGATGAAGAACGATATCCTGAAGATCGTGGACAGCACCAAGAGTGGTCGGATCGGCAAGATCTGTTCCCTCATTAAGCGTGATTACTTCTTCCAAGAGCGTGATGACATCTCCAACATCATTATCCCAGCGAAAAATCAGAAGAATAAGATTGTTGTTATGGCCCACCACGATGTCTTCCCTGGTTCTAAAGGATTCAACGATAACTCCACGGGAGTGGTGACTCTTCTTGAGCTGCAGGATGTTGTTTCAGATAACGTGGAGTTTGTCTTTACGGATGGTGAAGAGCGTGGAGGACGTGGGTGCAATCTGTATCTGGAGAAGTCTTCTGAGATACGCTTCGCAATCAACCTGGATGTCGTAGGACTTGGGAACAAGATTTTTTATGAAGCGTATGGCCCAAGAGGAAAGATTAAAATTGGTAAGGAGAAGATGGAGTATTACAAAGGGATTCCTTTTTCTGACAGTTATATTCTGAAGGATTTCGGAGTCCCGAATATTTTGATGCTTACTGGATCGAGTTCCAAGAATTTGATCAGGGACATATTCAATGCCCAGCACCGTGGTTGCAATGACGGGCGGTTTGATCTGATTCAGGATGAGGTTATGAATAAAGTTTTTTCAACGACGTTGCGTATTATTAAGATGAATGGAGGAGATCAATGACACTTTTAATGTTGAAGGTTCATTATGCTAAAGCTGTTAAGGATGGGGAAAAACAATTCACTCTTGAAGGGCACGATTTTCTTGTGGCCTATGTGAAGTATATGATTCAGTACCTGGAGTCAGTTTGCAAGGAACTTGGGCTTAAAGATTCAGGGCTTACATTGGGTCTGGATGGTCTTCAGGGTGAACAGGAGATGGGCTATGGCTTCTCAAAGAATTGAATATGAAATAACGATTGCAGCGGTTCCTGCAGAGAAGATTCTTGTGCATTGCACTTCACTTGAAAAAGCTAAGAGTAAAGCTCGTAGGATCTGGAAGCGTAAGTTTGCTAAAAAGGATGATATTAAAATTTTGGATATCGAGGTGAAAGATGGGGAATAAAATTTTAATGAGGATTGGGAATGTTCAGAAGAAGATGATTACTGATCTTCTTTTTGAATACGTTATGAAGAACGCTAAGGTATCGAAGACCAATCGTATTATCCGTAGGGAATATCAGATCGCCAAGAAGCTCTATGGAGACCTGACAAATAAGGGCAGGCTGTGCAAGACCTGTGGGCAGAGGGTAAAGACGTGACGGAAGATGTCGATAAAGTCATTCAACTTTTGAGGCTGGGCCTGGACAAAGGCGCACAGGAAGGTGAGTCGCAGAACGCTCTCGCCTTCGCTGGGAAGATGGCCAGGAAGCAGAGCATTCATTTTGAGCACATCGAGCGCAGGATCTATGAGTGCATTTCACAGAAGCCATTCGGTGATAAGCAGACCAGCAGCAACAAGGAGAAGGCTGTTTTTGATCCTGATATTTATCGGATGAAGTGGGGTAAGTACAAGGGTAAAACAATAACTGAAATTGTAGAAAGTGACCCTTCGTATGTGGAGTGGCTAACCAGTGAATTCCTGGACGAGGGAACCTTTCTTCATAAACTTTTTGAGCAAAGCTATGACTCTGTTTGGGGGGATGTGTGAATAAAAGAAGATTGCACCCATCTGGCAGAGGATGTATTGATTGCGGAGAAATACTAAGCAGGCACGGAAAGTGGCGATGTAGAGATTGTCACACAAAACATATGAGAACATTGGTTGGAGAAAGAAACAGCCAATTTAAAGGCGAAAACGCATCAAAGGAAGCAGTCAACAGGGTAATTATAAGCAGGATTGGGAAAGCAAAAAAATGTTCAAATGCAAATTGTGATGGTTACTCAACAGTGCATAAGTGGGTTAGATTAAAAGCTAGAAGCGGAAGGAGAGGCGGAATTTGGATTGAATTATGCAATAAATGTAGATCCTATTTGCAAGAGATAAATCAAACAAACAAATCCCAGGGATAACAAGGAGGATATATGAGTCGAAATAAAGTAGAAATGGTAGCGAGGGCACGGCATCACGCAGAGAAGCTGTCTCCGCTTGCCAGGATGTATTCCGATATGAAACGAGTTATTCGGGTCAAGGATCTCAAGACCAGGGTTCAACTCAAGACAAAAAACAAGACGTATTTGATCCGCCCGATTCATTTGGATGGTCAGCGGTACAACGGGATCGAGATCAAACGTGCACGGAGTAAAGAGTCCGTAAAATTGATGGTGGTTTTGTAGTTTTTTCGCTTTACCTTTTACAAACAATGGAGTAAATTGTCCCCTAAGAAAACACTTTTTTCTTTGGATGGATATAGGAGGTTAAGATGGTTAAGATGATTGAAGGTATTACAGTTGATTCTTCGCAGTTTCCACACTCGTATTCCCTCATTAACAAAGCACGAGCAATCGCAATTCACTTCAAGCAATCAGTCGAGGACATTCTTCAAGAGCTGATGTATCTTGAACTCATTCATCGTGAGAAGAAGATCAAAGACACTCGTGGATATCTGATTGCGTCCCTCTATCAGAATACGCTGAAGCGATCCGTCAGGGATAAGAAAAGGGAAGAGAGAGCCGAAGAGTTTTATCAGGGATACTTTTCGAGAGATGAGTTGAAGATTCTGCAGGACAAGATTTTCCTCAATGAGTTTGTTGCGATCTTGAAGCGCATCGATCAAATCACCGCAGAGCTGGTCGAAGTGATCAGTGCCAACACAGAGAAGAGCCTGTTCCAGGTTTACAAAATTTATTACGCCGATGAAATCAGCCAGGGTAAATTTTATAAGAGGATCAGGAAGCTCCGATATCTAGCGAAGAAGTATTCAACCTATCAATTGAGGAGATCATAATGCGTGGTTTAATATTTTCTGATCTACACTTGCATCTATGGAGGAAGTTCGGCACGGATGCAAAGACTGGGCTTCCCAAGCGTCTTAAGGAACAGCTCGATGTAATGGATGAAATCGGTTCTCTTATCGTCACTGAGAAGATTGATTTCGTAATTAACGGCGGAGATCTGGCTCACAAGGTTGGCGAGATTCCTGTTGAAGTAATAAATTTCATTCACAGCAAATTTACTGACTGGTGTGTCCCGATTTATTCTGTCGGAGGCAATCACGATGTACTCAATCGTGAAGCACCGAAATGGTATGAGAGCTCAATCGATTACTTCCAGAAAAGATACTGGGAAGAAATGAAAGGCCCAGAGCTTATTCAGAATCATAACGTCAAAATTGCAGGAGTGGACTTTGGGTGTCTGGGTAATTGGCCTCCAGTGGCTTTGACTGGCAACGATATTGTTGTTGTTCACGATGTTCCTGAAGGCTGCAAGTATGGCGATTACACATTTGAAAAAGGTGTGAGCTGGAGAGATCTTGCCAGAGACAATCGGTTTGTCTTCTTCGGCCACATTCATCAGAAGCAGAAGCTGGCCGATAACTGCTGGGTGATTGGGCCACCGCTTCATTTGACTTTTTCAGACAGCGGAGACAGAGGGGTCTTCATTGTTGATACATTCCGAAATGATATGAAGTTTGTGGAGATCAATGCTCCGAAGTTTATTACTGTTGATGATGCGTCGGGTGTGAAGGATGATAAGAATTACTATCGAATTTTGAATGCAGATAAGAAGTCGGAAGCTCCGAACGCAGTCACGGTTGTTACTCCGAAGTATTATGAGGAGCGCATTAAGTCTTCCGATTTGGCTGGGACTGTTGAGGAGTGGGCAAAGATTTCTGAAGCCCCAGATTATCATCTGGAATATATTCGGGAGAGGCTGGGTGCATTCACGGAGAGAACGATTAAGGTTACGGACGGACGCATCAAGACTGTCGAGGTAAAGGATTTTGGATCAGTGGGTGAGGCTCACTATGAATTGAAGAAGGGTTCTGGATTTGTCCTGGTGTCTGGAGAGTCAGATGTTTTTGACAGCAATGGTGCAGGCAAGACCACGATGACTGGCGATGCAATCCTGTGGGCTCTCTTCGGGGAAACCACGAAGGGGCTGACTGGGGATGATGTGATCCGCAGGGGAGAAAAGGACTGCAGCGTGACAGTTACGCTGAAGGAAGAGAACGTTACTTACTTCATCAATCGAACCAGATCGAAGGGATTGGTTGTTGAGGATATGGACAGTGATGGGAAAGGCCACGAGCTCACCCTGGGGCTCAGGCAGGCTGACAGGCAGAAGATCCTGGAGGATCAGGTGCTTGGGTTCGGTAAGACTTTGTTTATGGCATCCTGCTATTTCTCGCAGGAAGAAATCCTGACGCTGACTGGACTCGGAGATGCCAGCAGGAATAATCTTATTACTGATCTTTTGGGATTTGATAAGTACGATGCTCTTTATGAGATCTGCAGTGACGACATCAAAAAGAAGAATGATGCTGTCGCTGTCGAGGAATCAAATCTTCAGAAGATCGCCAACAAGAAGGAACTCCAGAGGGAGAAGATTGGCGATTGTGAGAGAAGGGTTTCAAGTTACCGCCAGGAGATTGTTGAGGTCGGAGTGAAGACCAGCAAAATTCGGGAAGAGATCGAGGTTAAGGAAAGAGAGATTGTTGAGGCTAAGTCTGTTTCTGTAAAGGGAGAGCTTGATGAAGCGAGGGTTGAACTTGGAGAAGTTGAGAAAGAGCTGCAAGTCGCTGAGTCTAAGAGGGAAAGCAAAGAGGAGATGGCGAGAGCGCAGGAGAAAGAATACTATGAGTTCGTCTCAAAGCGAACCGCAGCTCAATCAGAGATTAAGGGTCACCAGAAAGTTGTCAATGAATCGAAGAGAAGAATCGATAGATTCAAAAGTTTGACGGCTGGAGAGGTTTGCGATTACTGTGGCTCCACAGTGACCGAGGATAATACGGAGAAGTTCGTTGCGGATGAGGAAGCGAAGATCACGGAGATTGCAACCTTAATCCAGGAGCTTACCGTTAAGGAAGACAAGCTCCGAGAAGAGCAGGAAGATTCAGATAAGAAGCACAAGGGCACAGTTAATGAGTGCATTGAGCTTGGAAATTTTATGAAGGAACGGAAGTCTGATATTAGGATTTTGTCAAAGAAGATTGACGATCTCCAGAAGAAAGCCAATGAGCAGGAAATTGAAAGGGCTCGGCTTAGAAACATCATCGATAGTTATCTGAAGTCGATTCAGGATCACGAGGCTAATATCGAGAAGTATGAAAAATGGATTGCCGATGTTGAGGATTCCATTGGGGATTATGAGGTTGCGATTAGGCAGCTTAATGAAAAGGTTGAGCAGACGAACAAGATGATTGATGAGATGAAGTTGTTTGTTAGTTCCGCTGAGTTCTGGAAGAACGCATTCTCCCCGAAGGGAATCAAATCCTTGTTGATTGACAGGTTCTGTAATCAGTTCAACAGCATTGCGAATGGGTATCTTTCCGAGATCAGTTCAGGCGAGATGTCGATTACGATGTCTCCGACATCCGTGTTGAAGTCTGGGGAGGAACGGAATAAACTTAGTATGGATATTGCTTTGGACGGCTATACAGTGAACTACAAAAGTTTGTCTGGAGGAGAGAAAAGACGGGTTGATGTTTCATTGTGTCTTGCCTTGAATGAGTGGGTGTCCCAAAGATTTAACATTACCGATGGCTTGCTTGGGGTTATAATTTTCGATGAGATCTTTTCGTATCTCGACAGGCTTGCGGAGGAAACGATTGGGACGATTCTTTATCGGGAGGGACATAAGAAATGTATCCTGGTAATTTCTCATACATCAGAGCTTGCGAGTTACGCAGGTTATTCGATGAGGATTGTGAGACGCAATGGTGTTTCTCAACTAAATTCAATAGATGAAAAGAGTATGGCTCAAGACAGGAGTGTGTGATGGTGATTATTAAACCGCAGTATATCGAAATCATTGTTCGTGGAAAAGATTCCGATATCGAAGATGTGGCGTTGGAGACAGGAATATCTGACTTTGCCATCGATTCCTACGATAGTGGGAAGACAGCATTTCAAATTCCAACGGATTGGAATGGCTGGGTGAAGAACAGAGTGCTGGAAGTTGTTGATGAGAAGTTTGATAAAGACGCATACTTCGGGTTGTCGATGGTATCCCAGGATAGCATCGCAGTGTTTGATGACAAGGGGGAGAAGGCTGATTCCTTTTTGGTCAAGGATGATGGGACAGCGAAGCCGAAGTGGATTAAGAAGAAAATGGTTATCGTAAAGGAAATTGTAGACGAGTCTGATGCAAAGCGCATCCTCGTATCGGGGTGGAGATTTGACGGACGCTTCGCTCCGCCGATTGTAAATTTTCTGGATCTTAATATTCTCACGACGAGCTTGCCGAACTTCTTTAGTATCGACAACTTCGTGTTCGGGAGGAATAAGTGATGAAGTGTGTGTTTTGCGGAATGGAAGCTGTTGAACGACTAAAGAATCCAGGTGCATTATGTTATTCATAGGGATTGATCCAGGGAAGAAAGGTTCTGTTTCCGTTATAGATAATGGGATTGTCACTGTCTATCCTACGCCTATCTGTAATGATGAATATGATGCTACTGGGATGTTTGATCTTTTGAATCGATACAAAGATGATTCTTTCTGCCTGATCGAGAGAGCCCAGGCAATGCCGAAGCAGGGAGTCGTTTCGATGTTTACATTCGGAAAAGGATACGGGATGTGGTTGATGGCATTGGCTGCGACAAAGATTCCTTACCAAGTTGTGCACTCCAGAACTTGGACAAAGGTTATGTTGCTTGGTGCCCCTGGTGAAGGGAAGGAACGTTCTTATCTTGTGGCAAGAAGGATGTTTCCGAATTGGAATCCAACAAAGAAGAAAGAATGGGAATATTCCGATTCAATACTTTTGGCTGAATACGGAAAAAGAATAAACACTAAAGGAGCATAAGATGGAACTTAGAAAAGTAAAGTTAATCGAAGCGATGAAACAGATCAAGGATCTTCAAATCAAGGCTTCGGATATTCGTAAGAAGGTTGCGACCTATTGTGCGGATCAATCGCACGAAACCGCTGTCTATGGTGATAGGCAGAAGGAACAGATCAGTGAGTGGATTCAAGCTCACAGTGACATTCTGAAGAAGATTCTGGAACTGCGTATCTCGATCCAGAAGACCAATCTGGTTACGGAAGTAGCTATTCGGTTGGGAGATGTCCAGGTCACGAAGTCCATTGCAGAATGGATTCACCGCCGTCGGGATCTTTCCGAGCTGGAGAGACAGATGTGGGCTGGGATTGGAGACCGTGGGCTGAGGGAAGGGACTGTTCCTACCAGCACGGGGGAGAAGCAGGAGGTCAAGATCAGACGCTATTATGATCCCGTGACCAGGGATAAGAACGTGGAGCTTTACCGCTCCGAAGTTGGGGTTATTGATTCAACACTTGAGGTAGTGAACGCAATTACTTCGTTGGTTGACTAACCCAAAGAGTGTCCAACCCGTTAAGGAATCGGGTGCCAAACTGACAGGAAGGGGTGCGACAAGGGAGTGTGGAGTGCACATCTGCTGACTTTACATCGTACTCAAACAACCTTCGATAATGGGGCAGCATCGTTAAATGTCCCTACCAATTATTGTTCTTTGAAAAAGTTTCACACGCAGAGATACTAAAACTGAGCAAAAGTAGACGACACTGATTCGTTATTCAGACAACAATTCCTTCGGGAATTTACATTGCTATATCAGACGAGACTTGAAATCTCGAATCTGGTCTATGAGACCATTAACCTTTCAAGGCTAAAGCATTAAGATTTTAAGGAAGTAAGGTTACTCGCCTCAAGACAGAAAGATCCAAGATAGTAAGGATGTAACTCAACGGCGTAATGCTGACGAGAATGACCTGGAGCAAGTTGCGTTTTCTATTTTCCATTCAGAACTTTTCAGGCTTCCTGATGTGGGGGAACTTTCAAAGAACATAACAATAAGGAGAACATATGAACAAGATCGTAAGAACCATCATTGACGGGTTGACCTGTGCTGCAGCTTTATTCGTCCTTCCCACTGTTATGATCGTTGTTACCTGGGGTATGGCAGATAACTTCATCAGTTATTTCTGGATGATTGTTTTGGCTTCGGTGTTGATCGGGGAGCTGCTCAGTAAAATCTTCACCGACAAAACAGTATCTCAGAACATTCGTATCGAAGTGCAGAAGAAGGTGAAGCTGTGGAGGGTTTGGACAATGCTGATTTGTTGGCTGGTCTTTTCTGTTCAGTTGTTCTTTCACTTTATTAAACCATTGATATTGGGTAGCTAAATACAATCCATAGTTGTATTTTAAGGAGGATGGGATGGAGAAACCGAGAATAAGAACGACAGTTAAGATGGGAGGGATAGGTAAAATGAGCGTGGAAAATCTGTGGCACAAGCGGTTCCAGATGGTTCAGGAGCTGGCTGAGGTTGAGAAGGCATATTACAATGCCGTTCAATGCTTCCTGGGGGATGAGAACATCTCAAATCGTTCAAAGAAAGAAACGAAGGCTCTTTTTGACGGGACAAAGTTCTTTATGATACCAAAGTCTCGTCTTGGTCTTTATGAACTCAAAGACAAGAAGGGGAGGTAATTATGGTTGACGGAGCAACAGGCGATCAGATTTACCGAGTGCAGTACAACCTCCAGGATGATGGCGGAACAGCTTCTACATCTGGCTGGCATTCGATGAGATCGTGGAGTGTTGAGACTCCTCACGTTGGTATTGATGGAGTTGAGAAGAAGACGAAGGAAGGCATTCATCCCAGGCTTTACTTCAAGTATGTGAAGAGCAAGATGAAGATGGTGGAGCGAATGAAGTTCAAAGAGCGGTTGAGCAAGCTCGAAGAACTCTCTGAGAAATACTCCAAGCTCGGCCAGGAAGCACTTTCGGATGAATGTATTCGCCAGTATTACACGATAGCCAGAGAGTCAGCGATGTGGGCCTGTGGATACAATATGTTTGTCACTGAGGATATCCTGAATAAGTTTCGTTACCAGATCAAAGGAGACCTCAAGATTACCCCGATTAAAAACTTCGCTCGAATCATTCCAGAGAAACCAGCAGCAAAAATCAAAAGCGCAATGGAGAGGAAGCTCTTCGATAGCTATGTCATTGTGCATCTGGATATCAAGCAACAGAGTGTCCTTGAGACCAAGAAGGAACGAGTCGAGAGGGAGAAGGATCCAATTTGCTTCGGCAGGATCGACGACTGTGATAAGTATTATTTCGTGTGTGACTGGGAAGATGAGTTCGATGATCTCCGCTTTCAGGATATTGTTAAGAAATTGTCTTTAAGTAAGAAGGATCTGAAGCTCAATAAGACCTACGAGCTTCCAGATGTCCTTCCAAAGAAGGAGGAGAAATGACATCGATCTTAGTAGCGTTTAATCTTGCATTGGCGAAGGCACTGGTCAAAGCTGGGCTGATTGACAAGCAAGAGCTTGCGAATGAATTCAGGGAGGTTAGGAAGGTTGTTGGGAATCAAAGTCCGATTGCTGCAGCCGAGAAAGAAATCCTGAATTTCCTTGAAGTGAATGAGGAGGAAAAAACAGATGGAGCATAAAGTTGTGTGGGAAAATGCAATTAGAAAAGCCATTGAAGGTGGGTTCGATCTTGAGGATTGGAATAAGCGTTATTTTCCAGAGAACCATTCCAAACTTGAGAAGATGGTTTTGGAGGCGAAGTGTGCTTACATTGAGGCTTTCCTTCTGACCTTGACTCCGATGAAGATGAAGGCGATGGCATTCTCCCACGACTTTGCCCAGGGTTTTTTCCCGAAGGATCTGTGTGCTGAGGCTGAGTGTTCAGTTTGCAAAGAGTATGGCGGTCACGCAAATCACACGGGTCATATGAAAAAGATGTGTGATTATTGTGACTTCACATTTTATCTTGAGATCATATTAGATGGAGGGAGCTGAGATGGAAGCTGATGGCAGAGAGATTCATAAGTGCGAAGTGTGTGGTGGTTATGTGCAGGTTTATTCGGGGAGAGAAGGAACGAACTCGTATGAATCCTGCAACAAAGAGATGGTTGAGCTTTTAGAGAAGTATGATATTCCATTCAAGTGTATGCTTTGTGGGAATCTTCACTTCTCGATTCGTGGAGTTCGAGACGTTGTGTTTCTTTATCAGGATCGAGTTGAGGATAAGTTGAAGGGTGTTCTTCATCTTCCTGATTTCGTGAGAGATACGATGCAGCTTGATAAAGAAGTTGGAACCGTCCTCGAAGTTGGGGAAGGTTACTGGTGTCCAAAGGGACGGTTTTACCCCACGTTCCTGAAGCCTGGGCAAAGAGTCATTTATGATAAGACGGTTCCCTGGGAGAGGCATTTGATTGGCTCTGACGGGGGAAGGCATATCGTAAAGATGATGGGGGAAAAAGATGTAAGAGCAATCGTAGAAGACTAACAACAAACCAATAAGGAGAAGGCAATGTCAAAAACATTAAAGTTCACAGTTGATCTTGAAGGTCTTGATCTTCCACCGCAGGATGCACAACGCTCACCGCAGGAACTTGTCTCTGTCGTGATTCATAATATCATCCATGCTTACTCCAGAAACGGATTGAAGCAGGATGAGAGGAATCAATATTATCGAATCGTTGGAGTGATGGATGAAGCAGTGAAGGCGAAGTCTGAAGAAGTTTTGCTTGAAGATACGGATGCAGGGTTCCTCCGTAAATGCTGCCGTGAGTCTCAGATGGTTCCAAATCGACTTCTCCAAAGAGTGGAGTCTCTTATTGATGACATAAACAAAACTGCCTGATTAACATAGTTAATCACAACCAAAGATTGATTATGTTAATGAAGCGTATTACGAAGACAACCAAAGCCTCGGACTACCCATCCGAGGCTTTTTGTCTTTTTTCGGGGAAATGATATGAATGATTCGTTAGATAAGTTTGTGATTCACGAGAAGATTCAAGAGTCCTGGGAGCGTCACGGTGGCGATCTCCTGAAGGTTCAGAGAGAGACGAAGTACGATCTTGGATACATCCGAAGAGTTACGGATTGTCTCAAGCTCAAGTTCGACGGCTATAGAGATGCAGTTGCTTGGAACATCTACAAGAACATCACGTTCTATCATCGTGCAAATCTCAGACAATACAACGACATTCTCGGTAGGATGATGGGGCGTGACCAGCTTGATGTTTCTATGTGCTGTGATTCTCCAGTGAAAGCTACCGCTCCAGGTCAGAAGGATAAGCAACAAGAGGAGATCACGGAGAAAGTGTTTTGTCTTTTATGTAGGAAAGGATGTTACACGAAGGTTTGGGATCGGCCAATGATTGCTGAACTGGAATTAAAGATATGTAAACAGAGACTCGATGAGTTTCTCGCCATTATTGACGCTGCGACCAAACTTGGATTCGTGGCAAAGGCAGGAGAGGCATTGCCAGTAGCACCACCCCCAGGAGGATTCACTGCGTATAAGCCAAATGTTTTAATTGTTACCGACAAGAGTGGAGATCGGAAAGAAATCTTTCAGGAGTTTGGGCAGCTTGATCCAATGGATGCGGAGAGAGTCATTAAGAAACTTGAGTATAGACTTCTCGATGACGAACAATTAAAGGAAAAGTTGAATGGAAATAAATCTGGAAAACCTGGACAGCCCACTGAAGAAACCACTGACAAAGGCTGAAAAGGAATACATAAACTCTTATCTCGGAGAATTTCACAAGACATATTATCGTGAGAAGCCAGTCAGTATTAAGCAGTTCATTTCCGATCCAAGATATCTTGGCGCATCGACTGGTAATGGGAAGATGATTTATAAGATTTGGGATCATCATCTCATCGAGATGTTTCGTAAGGACGATAAGTTTCTTGTGGTTCTGACGGGATCAATCGGAACAGGGAAGACGTTCACGTCATACCTGGGCACAGCCTATGTGATGTATCGGGTGATGTGTTTGAAAGATCCCTGGTCACAGTTTCAGTTGTCGCCGTCTGGTAAGATGAACGTCACCTTCTTCAACCTCACCAAATCCCTATCTGAGTCAAGAGGATTCCAAATGCTGCAGACGCTTCTCCTACGCTCTCCGTGGTTCCTGGAGAACGGTGGTATCATAAAGGGGAGACTTGCCCAGGAAGTTGACCTCCCCTTGTTCAGCTATACGCTGGCTTCTCCATACGCCAGAGGATTTGGTAACGTTGGAGAGCACGTTATCTGTGCCGTGATGGATGAAGTGGATTCACCGATTGAATCAGAGAAACAGAAGATCCGCATCATCAAAGCCTATGAAGCAACCGTTCGTCGTTTTGAATCTCGTTTCGTTATTAAGGGACACACGATGGCAAAGTTCTTCCTTGTGTCATCCAAGCAGGATGAGATGTCTTTCATTGAAACATTCGTTGAGAAAGAGAAAGAGTATGGTCGAATCTATGTCGCAGACGTTGCCCTTTATGATGCCAAGCCCAGTCACAACTACAGCGGTGTGAAGTTTCAGGTGAAGGTTGGGGATCAATACAATACCCCTGAGATCATTAACCGTCCAGAGGAAGTAGATAAGGCGAGGAAAGAAGGATTCGAGATCATTGATATCCCAGTGGAGTACAAGGATTACTTTGAGAGAGATATCGTTGGAGCTCTGAGAGATATCGCTGGCCGATCTGTTGGTGGTATTAGGAAATCCAAGTTGTTTCCGTCAGAGAGATTCCTCAATGAATGCTATGACGCAGCTAAGGAAGATCCAGTCAGGTATCCTACAATCGAGGTCGGGCTGGAAGATGATGTTCATTTCGTCAGCTATCTGGACTTTACGAAGATGCGGAAGCACAAGAGTGAACAGCGATACATTCATTGTGATATAGCATTTACTACCGATGCTTTAGGTCTGGCCTGCTCCTATATCAATGGGTGGGCGATGACCAACGTGGAGAAGGAAGACGGCACGGTTATTCAGCAGAAGGCTCCGATTATTGAGACAGAGTGGGTGATGAGGATTAAGGCAAGGTCTCACGATAAGATCCCGATTCATAAGGTTAGGAAGATGATCCTAGATCTTAATCAGATTGGGTTTAACATTGCCAAGTTTACAATCGATTTGAGATTGGCATCCGAGGATACGATTCAGATCCTCTCGAAGGCTGGCATCAATGCGGATTACTTGTCAGTGGATAAGGACATCAAGCCGTATATGAACTTCAGGAACCTTGTGTTTGAGAAGCGATGGGTATGTCATAAGCATGAGTTCCTTCACTTTGAATTGAAACATTTGGAGTACGACAGGAACACGCAGAAGATTGATCATCCGAATATGGTGAAGGATATTGAGTTCCTGAATGACGGTAGTTTGAAAGATGTCGTGCTCAAGGGCAGTAAGGACTTAGCTGATGCAGTGGCTGGATCTGTGATGAGTGCTCTTCTGATGGGTGGAGAAGCGATTGATACTGAGGACGCAGTTAGGATAATGAAGAAGTTTACTGATGAACCTGAGCAGCAAAAGGATCCGTTTTGGTTTATGAATGTCGGAAGAGATAAAGATAAGAAGGTTCTTGGGACGACTGCAGATATTGATACCAAGAAGCAGATTGAAATAATGAGGAAGTTTTCCCAATGAAGAAGAAGCCGATTAAAAAGGAATGGTCAACAGCCAAGCAGAGGCAGAAGTTTCAGAGGAAGAATTTTTACCTCAACAGCCACGTCAAGCAGCTCATTGATAAATACCATAAGACTGGGAAGAGCCAGGATTTTGAGATGGTTCTCTTTTGTGTAGACAACCTGGTTGTGAGATTGGTCAGGCAACTTAGGAGACGGTATAAGTTTATGGAGAAGGTGGAGATCAACGACATCTATCACACCGCTATCGTTGGCCTGCATGATGCAGTGAAGAAGGTTAATCCAAACGAAGATCCCAATAAGATTCCAGCGATCATCTCTTCGTATATTATTGCAGCGATTAAGCAGGCTTACAGATACCTGAGCAAGGAACACAAGAACGAGCTTGTGGATATTGAGGATTGCGGAAGGCTTGTCAAGGGGCTGGAAGTTGAGTTTAAGGTCAGCCCCTATGTGATGTTCGATTTGGATGAGTTCTTGAAGAGAGGGATTATTACTCGACTGGAGTACAACACTATAAGACAAAGTATTTACGGTGAGATGACGACGGCAGAGCTCGCCAGGAAAGAAGGTGTTAAACAATGTTCTATCTCCAATCGAATTAAAGTTGCCGTTTTGAAGATGAAGAGAATTGTAGCAATAGGTGATTTGAATTATAAAGAACCAATTTATTGTTCAAGTAAATTAAGAGAGAGGAGGAAACCAAAATGTTAATTCGAGTCTGTGATATTTGTTTCGCTAACGGTGGGAAGCTCACGAAGTCGGTGGGAAGATCATCCAATTCATTTTACCGTCACTCAGTCAAGCTGACTGCGGATGTGTGTGATGAACACAAGACCTATCTCAAGTCGATGTCATCTGGCGATATACCAAAGCTGCTTCAGACATATGATGTTCTTGAGAAAAAGCAAATCAAATCGAAGAAGAAAGCTGACCCTCAGATGGAGGCACCAGCACAACCAGTCGAACCAGCGTAAGGAGGATAGGATGAAGAAGAAGGTGAAGAAGAAAGTTAAAGAATTGGTTAGATTGGATTTGGGGTGTGGTCAGAGGAAGCAGCCTGGGTTTACTGGAGTCGATATTGTTAAGATGCCAGGAGTGGATATTGTCCACGATTTGTGGAAGTTTCCGTGGCCGTTCGAGGATGAGTCGGTGGATGAAATATTTGTAAGCCACGTTATTGAACACGTTCCCGACCTGATTAAGTTTATGACGGAGGTTCACCGCATCTTGAAGATGGGTGGCAAGGGAAAGATCATCGCTCCCTATTACAACTCAGTCAGGTGCTGGCAAGATCCAACGCATCTCAAAGCAATCTCGGAGAACGCATTTCTCTATTACCTGAGACACTGGCGAGAGATCAACGGCTTGGATCATTACGGGATTCATACGAACTTCAAGATCAACTTTGAGTTCTATCCGAATCAGGAGTTCATTGCTCAGAACAAGATGGCGTTCGAGGGCAAGACAGTTCCGAACTGGCCATCGGTTGCTGGACAGTCAGTTTATTTTCCGCTGCAGTTCGCTCTGAAGTATATGACGAATGTGGTGGATGACATCATTGTTCATATTGAAAAGGCTCCGATGGATTGGAAGCCAGAGGATATGAAATGAGTGGATGGTATTGCGAATTCTGCTGTAGTTGGGTTGAAGATGATCACAACTGTTTAGCGGAAAGACAGAAGGAAACTGAGTAATGTTTAACCAGTGTCTGAAGTGCGGAATGCAATTTACGACAGGCGATGGTGATTCGCAGAGGACAGGGATGTGTTTTGATTGCCAGAACGAAACCTACACGGAGACACGGTTTAATTATAAATGCCCGACGTGTGGTGGTCAGTTCCAGGAACCTACAAAAAGAATGGTTTACGGAGGAACTTTGGTGACACATCACTGTCCATTCTGCGATATGGATATGAAGGGATTTTGATGGGTTGATGAATTGTCATATTTTGTTTTTTGTATTGTCGAAAACTTTTTTTTCTAAGGTAAAGGGTTGATGTAACTCCAATGTTCTCGGTCAAAATTACACCAAAAAAGTGCCACCAAGAACTATTTTCTCCTCGGAAGATTGACGTAATCCCGACGAGTTTAAAGGACTTACGACAATATGCAGAATCTTCATTTGATATAATATACACATCAATCGAAATGGTTCGGTTGAATATCAAAACGAAGATGGAGGATGGATATGGCAACAAACCCAGTAGCAAACTTCAAGATGAAGAAGACAGTGAAGTGCAACGTCTCTGTAAGCGGAGGCAAGAATGTGAAGATGAAGTTCGTATCTCAACCGCTTGGTACTATTGTGGTGACGCTTGGCGACAAGATCTTACGGATGTACGAGGTCAAGATCGGCAAAGGCGAAACCATAAAAGTAACCAGGATATAAGGGAGGTACGAGATGCCAGCTTACAAGACATATTCCTGGGAACAGGAGACTTGGCCTCAGTATCGAGAGATCGAGGTCAACAGGATGGAGCAGGAGAAGTACATAAAGAAGATGGTCAGGCACTTCAAGACTCCGCCAGCAGAAGTGAGGCAGTCGTTCCGCCGAGGCGGAGCAGGCTGCTACCATCCAGTGTATTCATATGGATGGGTGCCTCTTGGAGGTCGGCGGAAGTTGGCGAAGGGTTATATCAAACTGGGGAAGGTGTCGAACCTGGGGACTGTGGTTCACGAGTTTGCACATCACCTGGAGTATTTCAAATACGGGAAGGGTGGACACCGCAAGACATTCAAGAAGGCTTTGAAGCAAAGCTACACCTGGGCCAAGCGGTGGCTTCCGAAGAACTAAAGCAATCTGGTGAGGATAAGGGAGAGCTGGAAACGGCTCTCCCTTTTTGTGTCTATGGCTAGATGGATTGAACTTGAAAAGAAGTGGGAGAACAGAAAGCCGAAGTGGTGGAGCTGGTGCAATCTCTGGCACAGATGGTTTGACTGGTATTCCCAGAACAGCCCGTGGTGGGCTAATTACAAGTACCCCAAGAACATCTGTAGGCGGTGCAAGATATGGTGGAAGGATGAAGAAGTCAGAAGTAATTAAGACGGCGTTGATGTGCTATTACAGATTCCGCAGGCAGTGCTTCGCTATCGATGAAGCGTGGGTGTACGGTGGCAATGCGGATGTGCTGGTGGACAATGGCAAAGAGATTCACGAGATTGAGATTAAGATATCTAAGTACGACCTGACGGTCAACGAGACTAAGAAGTTCAAGCACAACGCCTATCAGAATTTCAAAAGGACAGACAGGATTCCTAACAAGTTCTCTATCTGTGTCCCAGAGGATCTTGTCGACGAGGCAATCAAGTGGGTTGAGAAAATCAATCCGAAATACGGTGTGATCCAATGCTCAGAGAACAATCCGTATGGTGGCTCGATCCTGATCAGGAGGACAGCGAGATCACTTCACGACGGCTATAGCGACAGGCTGCGGAAGAAGTTGTGTATGAGGATGTCGTCAAAGATTATAGGAATTTTACAGAAGAGGTTTCAAGATGAAGAAAAAGAAAAAAGAGAATCCGCCAGAGCCAGTCTTTGATGGTATCAGGAAGTGTGCTATCTGTTCATCTGATTTTGATATCGAAGCTGAAGGTGGGATCAGTGGAGAGATGGGGATGCTGCCAGTGGACTTCTGCCCCTGGTGTTTGAGTAGCCTGTGCGATATGTTTGAGCAGCTTCACCTGATGCCTAACCTTCTGAAGAAGGCGTGGAAGACAGCGAAGAAGGGTGAGAAGAAGATCACGAAGAAGGAACGGAAGAGGATGGTTGATACAGGCCAGTTGAGTTTTGGATTTCGAGGTGCGAAATGAATCCAGAGATTCCTGAGTATTGCACCTTTACAGATCAGGTCTTTAATATGATCTGGACTTGTGGAATGAATTCGGGGATGAAGATTGACCACGAAGTCAACGAGGGCAAGCTGAAGGATCAGGGGGAAGTGAAGATAAGAGCCAGTGAGCTTCTTGGTGAGGATGCCGATGGCATTGTCGAGATGCTTAAGCTCAGGAGACAGATGCTCTTTGACGAAGAGAAACATAAGGTTGTCCCGTGCCCTAGATGCAGGGGGAAAGGATTGGTGATGAAAGATGGGGAGATTCAATAAGTGGTGGAATTGGGAAGTGCTGTATCCACATTTCAAAAGGATTTGGTTTAATTTTGGAGTGGTGGATTACAACGATCAATGGCCACGCTTGATGCGGTGTCGCTGGCCTTCGGGATATTTCATTCGATACCTGATGAATAACTACGGTCTTAAGACAATGATCAATCTTGAGGATAGGTATGATGAGGACATCCAGCCATTGATTGATTCGGGTGAGCTGAAGGTGATTAAGATCTGGGATTACTTCAGTGGGACGAAGGGGCCGACGGTTAATATGACGAGAGAGATGATTGAGTTTATGAGAGGGATCGCCATCGATAAGGATCGTCCGTTCCTTGTGAGATGCCAGGGCGGAGCAGACAGGACTGGATACTTTTGTGCGGTTTATCGGATTGTGATTCAGGGCTGGCCGAAGTGGAAAGCAAAGCTGGAGATGCTGACTTACTTCCATTTGCCATTCAAGTATCCAAAGATCTGGATGGCACTTGATGAGTTTCTTTTGAATGGTAATGTTAATGACGGTGACAGTTAAAATGATACGAGGGAAGCCAATGATTACGTTTGATGAAAACGTTAAGGATTTCATATTGAAAACTCTGGAGTTGAAGGTTGATGACGAGGGATTTCTTTATGATGAGAAGGGGAGGATTAAGACAGGGGACGGAGATGAATTGATGAAGGATGAATGGGTTGGTTACATCGATGGATATGGACACGTTCGAGGAGATTTGTTCGGGTTAATTGATTTAGCTGATTGGTGTGACGGGAAAATTAAACAGAAGACTTAATCAGGAGGATAAGATGGAACTAGCAAAGCAGAAGCAGAAGAAAGCAGTAAGCAATAGGAGAAAGACAACGCTTGTGAAATTCATTCTCGACGAGACAGCCTCGATGTCTTGCGTGAAGGGTGCGACGATCTCAGGGTTCAATGAATATCTTGATACTCTGAAGAAGGATAGGGAGAAGGGAAAGATTCTTTTTACCCTGACAAGATTCAATTCAATCGGGACGAAGTTCACTTTTAACAAAAAGGACATTAAGGTAGTCAAGAAGTTGACGGATCAAACATACAGGCCAGATGGAATGACTCCGCTTTACGATGCCATTGGAAAGACAATCTGTTACGAAGAGTCTCCGACTTGGTTAAAGAACAAGAATGTCCTTGTCGTGATTATGACTGACGGGGAAGAAAATTGTTCAAAGGAATACACCAGGGACAAGATCTTCGATCTCATTAAGAAGAAAGAGAAGGACGGCTGGACATTCGTTTACCTGGGAGCCAACCAGGATTCTTATGAGGTTGGGATGAAGCTGGGAATGAATATGTCCAACGTGGTGAACTACGACCAGAAGAAAACCAAGAAAGTCTTCGGGAATCTTGCACGGGCAACGACGGCATACTGCTCAAGCGCAGAGGTCGGCAAAGCCTCAGTTGGGTTCTTTGACGACGAAAAGGAAGAGATGGAGCAGGGGTTGGCTGTCTCCTCGAAAGCGTAACTCCTAATTTAGTATCAATTAGGACATTTTAGTATTTGATATAAACCCAATAAAAGGAGGAAGTTATGAAGATTACAGACTTTGCAAAGAAGGTAGCCAAGCTCGAAGGCAAGAAGAAAGAGATCTCTATTGCCCAGATATCAGAGGTTCTCAAGGTAATCAACACTCTCTTCGCAGGAGAGTTTTACAAGCTCATCCGCAAGATGAAGTAGAGGGGTGAGCGATGGAAGAGAATCCCTTGAAGGATGCGAGATGCAGTGCGTGTACTTACTGGGATCCTGCCAATATTCGGGGCGAGCACGAAGGGCATTGCAGGAAGAATGCCCCTCGCCCTGGTAGCGGTAGCCCCAGATTTCCAGTAACCAAGTATGATGACTGGTGTGGAGACTTCAAAGAGACATCTAAGTTTGATCTGGATGATGATGACTTCCCACCGAGGATGGCAAATCCAGAAGGAGCGAGATGATAATTGCCTGTGATTTTGACGGTACTCTCGTTGAGCATAAGTTTCCTGCGATAGGTGAACCCATTGTGAAGACGGTGGAGTTCATTAAGGATGCAAAAGCATACGGCCATAAGTTTATTCTTTTCACCTGTAGGGCAGGAGATCACTTGAGTGAGGCGATTGATTGGTGTTTGGATCACGGCCTCATTCCAGATGCAGTCAACGACGATGTTCGAGAGATAAAGAACTCAGCGTTCGGACAGAGTAAATCAGTGAAACCATTCGCTCATCTTTACATCGACGATAGGAACGTGATGGTCGAGAGCTTACCGATGTTTCCATTGGAGCCAGCGGAAACAGAAGGAGTGAAGGATGGAAAAGAAAAAAAGAAGGATGTCTAAGATTGAACTGACCTATAAGATTTTTCTCGCCCCGATCATTGTGGTTTGTTTTATCCCGATGATCATCGGGATATGTTGCATTGATATGTGGTGCAACATTACCCCGTTCGGGTACTTCAATGAGGATGATCTGTGACGAAGTGCTGCTATTGCAAGAGAGAAATTGAGATGGGTGGGATAGTGATCTCTTGCGATGGTGACTTCGTGTGTAATCAAAGGTGTCGAGATAAGCAGATGGAGGAGATGACCAGGGTTTGCTTGATGACAACAAAGCAGTTTTATCATTGGATGGGAGTCCAGAAGGAGGAGCAATGTTTGGCCAAACAATAACAACCAGGTTTGAAGAAGCGAAGCTGAGAGCGGAGCGAAGTGGGAAGTGTATTTCGTGTGGGAAGAGAAGGAAGAGGGCATTCACTTATTCCAATACAGTGAATCCCTGGAACAAAGATGAGAACGGGGAAGTCAGGAGTTATGGCCAGGTTCGTCAGGTAGTGTCCGATAAGCTCAATGAGTTTATGAATCGATTTGATAAGAGAGGCTTCAAGTGCTCAAGCTGCGAGGATGAACTCTATGGAATCTAAATGGATTTACTTCGTGTTGGTCAAAGAAGGATTGAAGACGAATGCTTGGATTGTTACAGCAAGGGAATCGCAGGAGAAGCTGGGTGAGATCAAGTGGTTTGGTAGATGGCGCAAGTATGCTTTCTTCCCGTATGAAGGCACAGTCTATGAACCGACCTGTCTTAAAGACATTGCTGAATTCATTGAGGATCAGATGAGAAGGAGGAAGAAATGTTCACTAAGTGGTTAGAGAAGAGGAAGGTAAAGAAGGCAGTGAAGACCCTGACCAAAGCCCTCGTGAAGGATGAGGATCTTTGGCTGGCATACAAGGCGAACATAGCGGTGTGCTTTCAGGATGAGATCAGGAAGGTGAATCCGTATACAACGATAGGGAAGGCCAATATCCACGCTGTCTCGAATCACGCAGCGCAGGCGTTCCTTACTCTATGGACAAGGGACGTGAAGAAATGACGGATCACGATGAAAAGATATATCCGATTGAGATCGATAAGATGGATTCTGTTGAGCGCACAGAGATGCTTCAGGAGCTGATCCGTGGCATTCAAGAGGGAAGAGTGACTTGCTTTAGCAGGGAACTTGATGAGCAGTTGGGGGGTGTTTTCCAGTGGGTACACGACTTAAAGCCTGGGGTTAATATAGCAGGGTTGCCTCATAAAGCCTTCCTTCTGGCCTACACTGTCCGTCAAGCAGCGAGGAATGGGCGGAGGTTTTTCATTGCTACTGAGGTAAAGGAAGGCGGAGTTTATGGGATGGGGCTTAGTGAAGATCCCAGGACGACTTTGAGGGAGGTCGGGATATGAACGATGTTGAAGATCAGCAGAGACATAGGGATTGGGAGAGGGATGCGGAGGAGTTTGTAACATGGGCAGTAAAGCATGAGTTAATAAAAACCCATATGTTGGTATCTCACGATACTGGTTATGTTAAAACCTTTGAGAAGGAGGTTGCCTCCGCCCTCAAGAAAGCATGGGAGCAGGGGCGTGAGGATGAACGCAAGTTGGGGGAGGCATAGACCTATGGACGAGATAAGGAAAGAGGCACGAACTGACGGCAGTTTTGTTTCAAGAGATGAAGCGGAGATATTGCGTGACGAACTCACCGCTGAACGCTCCCTGTCTGATGAACTGGCGAGGGCGTTGGAGAACTGGACGAAAGCCTATCCCTATGATGATGATGCTAGGTGGGAGGCTGAAGAAGCCCTCAAAACCTACAAACAGCGGAGGGAGTCATGAGAACACTAACCCAACAAGTGGATGATAAAATTGAAAGAATCCAGTTACTACCTAAAAACGACTTCAATGACAGAGTGATTGAATACCTTAAAAAACACAAGGAGAATATTAAGGGCAACCTAAGACATGGGGGGATGCATGATTAAAAAGATTCTTTGTTTTATAGGATTGCATGATTACGGATGGAGTCCATTATGGGATTGGGAAGAAAAGAAAATTATTCGGTGGCAAACTTGTCTCCATTGTGGGAGGCCGAAGGCATAATTCTAAACCACATATGGAGGCATAGACCTATGGACGAGATCAGGAAAGCGAGTGAGGAAGAAGCGAAGAAGATATTGAAGGGTTCTTTTTATGAGAATTACGAAGAAACCTTTGAAGTTGTCAAAACTATCTCCACAGCCATCGATGGGTATAAGCGGGAGGTTGAGCGGTTGAAGAACGAAGTCAAAGCCTATGACGCTGTTGTTATAGCTGATGGATATGAGAAGGAACTCACCGCCCTCCGCTCCAAGCTGAGCGAGAGAGAAACTGATATTGTGGGGTTGTGTCTAGATAACGATGCCCTCAAGGACAAGCTCAAACTCGCAGAGGATTGCATTGATTTACTCCCAGCAAAAGTGGGGGAGAAAATCAGAAAGGAAGTGGAGGATGAAATCAATACTGAAGCTGGAAGTAGTACACGAGGGAGAAGGGGAATATCGACTCGCTCCGCAAGGGGAAAAGAATCAGGTATCAAGCAGATTGAGTTTTGAGATGGAGGGCTCCAGAGAGCAGGTTGAGCTGATGGAGAGGATCATCAGGGAAGGGATAGAACAGACAGGGAGGAAAGGTGAAGCGTAAAAGGCAGCGAAAAAAGAACGGTAAAAAGCACTGCGAAAATAAAGGCTGCAAGAGGGTAGCGAAGGTGATGATCGGGTGTACTCTGATGTGTCTTCCTTGTAGCAGGAATGAGGATCTATGAGCGACATCTTTAAGCCTATGGATCCAGCTCTTATTGAAAGGTTTAAAAAAGAGTTTCCATCTGATGAGAAGTTCGGGGAGCACTCAATGCACTTCGACGGCCACATATCAGATCTTACTGTGTGGAGCACGGCACTCAATCCAGAGCAGATAAGGCAGCTCGCTGAACCAGCAGAAAACAGGACAGCGAGGCAAGCCCAGGACTTCGATTTCAGTGGCAGAGGCTTCACTGTTGATGCGTGGATAAGGAATCCCATACCGCCACCAGATCCAGATGGAGAACCCCCAACCAGGCTGTTGATGAGAGGATAGAAATGGACGAACACTCAAGTATATGTGACATCTGCAAGCAGGAACCCCAACCATTCTTTGTAGGTGACGGAGATGGTATGGAGGAGATAGGATACTACAACGTGGTTCCGAAGGAGGATACGGAGGACAACCCAGTCTTTCTAATGAGTGATGGAGCCTTCAAATTCAAGATAGCTGTAACGAAGTATCACCCCATATTAGCAGAGGAATTACATATCTGCTCCAGGTGCTTCGAGATCCTGTATCCCGATATGCCTACAGCAGAGGAAGAGTAGTAAGAAACCTACCATACAAGTGCAGTAGAAGAGTTACTGACAACCCACCTTATCCACAATAAAGTACACAGGTTGCAAAAAAATTAAAGAGAATGGATGTATTTCTTATACAGAGGCACAGTATGGTTTTGCCTCGGAATGTGCAGGAAAAGACACTTGCTTTTCCGCTTCCCCCAAATAAAGGAAGAGGATTGGCATAACGGGACGGTGAAGAGACGGTATGGCAAATCCTTTTATGGCAGTAGGATACAATTCTAAGCACCGAAGCCCCTCAGTCCCGAAGTCCCTCTCTGAATTAACCCTAGCTTTTTTCACCATCAAAAAGGATATAGAAAATGGCTAACGCTTTAAAACTTTCAGACACACATAGGGGAGGATAAGCTAATGGCGAACGCCTTCCAAGTTTTACTTCAAAAAATAATCGGGTATCCATCCGATGTTCCCGTAACAAACGTAGTACAGGCTGCAACGAATCAAAAGCTGACGGTGGAACAACAGGATCAGCTTTCCAAGATTGGAATGATCTTCGGGGATCTTCAGTCCTTGATGAGTCATCAAACCCTAATCAATTACGAGCGGTCGAACATTTATCGGGAGACAGACAGAGCACTCACTCATCCGATTATGGCAGCAGCGATGGAGTTCTATGCAGAGGTCGCTACCGCATACGACAGAGTTCAGAACGCAACCGTGTGGATCTCATCGAAGTCCAGGGAGTATCAGAGTCAGCTTGAGAGGCTCTTTGACATCATCAATCTGGAGGAGAGGATCTTTGACTGGGCATACACGACAGCAACCTACGGGGATATGTTTATCCGCATCAATGCGAAGCCTGGGGTTGGGATTGTATCCATCAACGACGACGACCATCCAATCAATATCTCAAGAGTGGACTATGAAGGTCGCTTGATTGGGTTCTACAACACACCTCTTGGCTCCACCTCGGACGTGCAGCAGGCCAAGATGATTGCACCCTGGGAAGTGGTTCACTTTCGTCTTCTTGGTGTGAAGAAGAAGAGACCTCTGTATGACGATCCAATGTATACGGAGTACCGAACCATTACGATTATGGTTCCAGAGACGAAGCAGTTGACGGCGAAGTACGGAACCTCGATTGCACTCAATGGCCTCCCGATCTACAAGAGGCTGAGGCTGGCAGAGGATTCGATTATGCTTGCTAGGTTGAGTCGTGGGACTCTTAAATACCTTTATAAAGTTAAGGTGACTGGCTCGAATATGGAGGCAGTCTCGACGTTGGTTGAACAATACAAGACGATGCTGAAGAGAGCACGGTCAATGGATACATCGAAGAACTCTCCGTTCTTTTCAGATAAGACTTGGGAGCTGGCTCCGAACGAAGACATCATCATCCCAGTTTTCTCCGACAACGTGAATGACGTTGCCGTTGAGAAGCTGGGTGGTGAGGTAGATATCAAGTGGATTGCAGACATCGAGGAGTTAAGGAACCAGCTTGCCATTGCCCTCCGTGTTCCGCTTCAGTTGCTTGGTGGATACGTCGATGAGATGCCTGCTTCTTTGGGGAAGTCCTCTGCTGAACAAATGGATATCAGGTTCGCTAGATCAGCCAGACGACTCCAGAGAGCAGTCATCGAGGGCATTAAGAGGATGTGTCAGATTCATCTGGCATACATGAACATGAATCCTGACGTAAAGATGTTCGAGATCAATATGGCAGAGACCTCAACAGCAGAAGAGATTGAGCTGAGGGAAGCACTCGACAAGGGTGCTGATGTGGTTGATAAGCTCGTGAAGTTGATCCTGGAGTATGGGGATCCAACAATCGACAGGAACAAGCTGCTGGATTACTTCAACAAGAAGCTCTTGAAGCTCAACGACCTTGAGCTCGACAAGCTCTCCAGGAAGATCGGCGATAAGATGGATGGCCCAGCAGGGAATGTTCCGATGGGTGGCGAAGTCGGGAGTACACCGAGTGCACAGCCAGAAGTACCTGCTGGCGCACCTGCTCCACTGCCTCCTCTTGAATCGAAGCAGAAGATCGAGGAGAAGATGCCGAGGAAGAATCTGGATGCCTCAAGTGATTTGTATTCGTTCCTCCCTGGAGATAAGTTTGGGGAAGCTATCTCTGAAGCAGTGTGGCGAGCCAAGTATGAAAAACTTGAAATTAAAGTTAAGGATGATGGAGCGAAGTGATAAATGGGAAAGATCCATGTTTGGGTAGAGAGACAAGTGCACTTAGCTATTTGCACATTGCATCCAAGTCACAAGATGTTTTGGATGTGTTGCTATGATGGGATGGTTCCTCTCATTGAACAGGAACTTGAGAACGGTGAGTGTATCGAAGCAGACCTTGAAGTCAGCAACGTTAAGAAAGTTGGCTTTAATATCTTATCAAGCAGAAGTGAACCAAAGGAGAAAATAATGATTAAATCAAAGAAATTGAAGATGGGCTTGGGATATGCTTTTGTCGCCCCTGCTCTTGCAATCGTTGCAATTGAATTTGGATTGCCAGCCGAGTTGATTGCCACCTGTTTGTGGGTTGGTTGTGTGATTGTAGTTGCCAATATGGTGACTCACGCAATCACCGACATCGCTCATATAAATTGTGGAGTGAAGAAGTAAATGGATCAAGACCAGCTCAGAGCTCAAGTGATCGAGATGACTCTCAAATCGAAGGCGAAGGCTCCTTCTTCGTATGAGACAGAGGCCGTTGTTGAAAGTGAAAGCAGAGATGTAAATAGCTCTGAGCTGGCCTCATCCATTAAGCAGTCGGGTGATTCTTTACTGGAACAAGTGATCAAGAAGAAGTCCGAGCAGCCTAAAGACAACAGGGATGCAATCAGGAAGCAAGTGATTGAATCGTCTTCGATGAGTATGCTGGACGGACTGATGGGGAAGTTGCTGTGATGCTTGAACTTTTAAATGCGGTTAAGGAAGCAATCAACTTGAAGGCTGATACTCCTGGGATGCTCTTCCAGAGAGATACGCCAGATGTATTTGCAAAGGGCAAGGACTCGCAGAAGGCAAAGGACAAAGCCAAGAAGGACAGGAAGGTTTACAAGAAGCATCACGAGAACAAGAACGAAGCCGAAGACATCTTCAAGCCGATGCCTGAAGAAGAAGTTGCTGCTGCTCAAGCTGCGGAGGAAGAGAAGCAGCGCATTGCTCTTCAGGGCAAAGTCGAGAAGGTTAAGCAGTTGAAGCTGAAGAGGTATATGGGGAAGGAGGATTTTACTGAGACTGGCTACAGGACATTCTACGGCATCATCGCAAGGGATGAAGAGGATGCGAAGGAGCAGATCTATGAAGGATACGTCGATGCGAGTGATGTCGAAAATACGGATTATCAGAGTGGCCAAGCCAGTGCTGAACTTGATGGAGATAAGCAGGAACCTATAACTGAACAGGAGTACATCGACTACGCAAGGATCTGGGATGGCGAAGGACTGGATGAAGTAGAGGAAGCCAAAGACATCTTTGCTCCGATGAGCAGGGATGAGTATCCGCTCAGACCGACGCTTGAAGTTATTAAAGATTTGATTATGGACGAGGAGGCTGGCGGTGATGAGACATTTGAAGACTTGCTTCAGGAAGTTGCCAGTGAGA